TATATCTTTTTGTTGTGCTGAATAATGACTAAAGCAAAGTTACATTACAAATGCAAGTTATGCAAATTAATTAAGCGAGACAAAGATCTTTGGGTACAAGTACATAATAAAGTATTAAAAGATAAAATGTCTCAAACTAAAGTTTTGGCTTGGTTAAATAACTCGATAGAAGTTTATAATAATGGAGTTATTAGAGAAAAACAGCTTCCGAAATTTAATCATCAAAATTTATCTAATCATTTTAAACAACATATTCCTACAGTGGACTTAATGATGCTAGAGGTTTCTCGCAGTATAACAACTTCTGTTGAGCGTGGTTCTGCCGCGTTTGATGAAACAACGCAGGCTATGGCAGATGCCGTTGTAACAGATGGTTATATAACAGAGTTAGATAAATTTAATCAACTTCGAGACATGATTCGTGATTTAGAGCAGCGTCTTATGGAATATAATGATCGAACCAAAAAGGAGTTGGAAAAAAATCCTAATAAAAAACCGAGCATACAAGAAATGAAATTGGCATTTGATTTAGCTCAATCCGCTATATCTACTAGACAAGATTTATTAAAATTAAAAAATAGTAGTAAAATAACTGAATCCGCAATTAAAAGCGCGGTTGAGCATACAACAATGTCTTTTTTAAATAGTTTAATTGATGCCACTGAAGAGGCAAACACAATGCTTAGGCAGATATTACCGGCTAATTCATCTGTTCCAGACGAGGTAATTTCTTTAATAAGGTCGAAGGTTAAGACCAATATGAAATCTGCTGTGCGCGATATTATAAATAGTATAATAAAGGATTTTGGGATAAAATAAAATGAAGAAATGTCCATTGTGTGGAAAAATGACAGCAGAGGAAACTATTAATAAAAAAGGTAATTACAAGTGTTTTAATGCTCCGTGTTATGAAAAGGGTTTTGAATTTGAATTATCTAAAAACGAAAACGAAAAAACTGGTAATTTTCGTTCTAGAGATTTAAGACCTAAGACTTGTTGTGAACAGATTCCGTTTCCGCGAGGATTATATAAACGCACGCGAGGCAACTAGATAGGATAAAAAATGAATCCCGAAACAAATAAATTTGAAGTACTATCTTCAGACACGAAGAAAATTGCTGATAAAATAAATGAATATAATCCCGATACCTTTGTTAAAAATGTTTTATTAAGACCTGATGGATCTCCTGTACCGAAACATTGGAGTATTTTTACCGTGGGTGAAAAGTATGTCATAAATGATTATACTTTTAAATGTGCTTATATTGGAGAAACGTCAATTTTATTTGAACCTGTGGGTCCTGTTGTTATAGGCGAGAATAAAGAAAGATGAAACACACAATAGAAAAATGTGTCTGTGTCAGAGAAACAGATAAAGCCATTTTAGTTGAGTGCGATGAATTTGATGAGGCTCTATGGATTCCTTTATCCCAAATTGATGATGATTCTGAAGTATATAAGGAAGGAACTGAAGGTGATTTAATAGCATCCAGTTGGTTTGCTGAAAAGAAGGGCTGGATTTAGTGGTAGATAAACCAAAATATTTTTCTAAAGATCATATGGCTCGTGATGAGATTGGAAAACCTATTGCTCGTGTTGTAATGGTTGATTCTGATTATGTTGAAGGTGAGAATATAAAAGTTGCAGTAGTAGAAATTCCGAAAGTTTTTAATCTTCGCCCTAAAGGTTTAGTACTATATATTGATGGAGATAAATATAAAATTCCGGAAAATATTCCTGATCTTAAGATAACAAATACAATAAATAAAATTTTAGTAAATAATTTTTATTTGGAAAGATTGTTATAATATGAAAAGTAAAATTTCATTGCTTTATTTACATTCTGGTTCTGTAGACACGTATGAACAAGTTCTAATAGAACCGGAGGATATATCGTCTGTTGAAGACCATACCAAGCTATCTATTTCGGGAGAACCTTTTTGTGTAGTTCATTTAAAATGTGGTAGATCCTATAATATTAATATGACTTTCAAAGAATTCTTGAAATGTCTATATGATTGTGGTTTAAGTACTAGTTCTAGGTCTTTAAAGAAAAGTTAATGAAAGACTTGGATGATTTTTTATCTGATTTAGACGATAAAATAGATAGCTGCGTTTCTTCTGGGTCAGCTTCTGTCGATAAAGATTTAGAATATCTTAGTCAACCGGCTCCAAACATAATTGAATGGATTACTCGTACGGAGTACTGGAATGTTCCGTCTACTTATAAGTTTTGGGGGCAATACCAGCATCTTCGAGATATGTTTAATTTGAGATGCAAGTTATGTAATTCTCAAGATCCTGAAGATATAAGTTGTTGGGGTAAATCTAGATTAGAATTAGAGTCCGAGACATTATTAGTTTGGAATACCGATTATAAAGATTTTGTTTGTCCTAAGTGCGGCAATACGATGCGGGAATTTCTTAAAGACGGGGTTATTCGTTATGTAAATGACGGTATTTGGATTATAGGAATGCGTGCGGGAAAATCGTATTCAGGCGGTCATGTTGGGGGTTATATAGAGCATTTAGCTATAACCCAGGGTATAAGAAACAAAGGAGCTCTCCAAACATTTCTAGGTCAGGAGAGATCAGAATGGTTTGAAGTGACTTTTGCCGCATCTACTGCAACTCAGGCGCAAGATACTATATACGCAAAATATAGAGAGATGCGCAAGAACAGCCCTTGGATAAAAAAGTATATAAATTGGGTTAAGAAAAAGGAAAGAAAGCAGACAGGCAGCGTAGATCCTTGGAAGTACCGTCAGTTAGATCATATTATAAGTGATGGTTATTTACAAGTTCGTTACAATAGGATTGCTTCCGATAGTAGTGGTGTAGCGGGTAAAACTAGGATATTTTCTTCTATTGATGAGTGGTCTCGTTTACAGGATACGGAAAGCGCACGATCTGCTAAAGAGTTATATCGAGTTTTGGACAACTCTTTGATGACGGTAAGAAACTATAATCTGGTTCATGATATTACAACGTTACCTTTTGGTATGATGTTTAATGTTACTTCCCCCCTATCTCAAGAAGATCCTGCGATGCTTCATTGCAAAAGAGCACAGGCCAGGGAGTTGAAGAAAACTTATTGGGTGCACTGCCCTACATGGGAGTTTAATCCAGAGCAGCCAAGGTCTGCTTTTGATGATAAATACGCGGAAGATCCAATAGGTGCGGAGAGAGATTTTGGGGCTAATCCTCCAAATGCAGAAACACCGTTGATTGATGATCCCTTAAGATTTTGGTCTTCAATTGATTTTAATCGTAGGCCGATTGCTACGTTTGTTGAAGAATACCGTAGTGATAAAACGGAAAAGTTGTATGTGGCTTCTGCCTTAGAATTTTGCGATTTAGTGCCTAAGACCCCTCATTATTTGTTTGGTGATGCGGGTGTCTCTTGGGATAGTTTTGCGCTTGTCTGTGCTCATCCTGAGTGGGTTGATGCTGAGATATATGAAGAGGGCAATGCGGCGATTGCGGAGCCAGCCAGAGGGCGTATAGAGCCATCAGGCGGCATGATGCATATACAGGATAGGTACGGTGTTCATCCCGATAGTCCTTCAGCTAGAGGAATGGGGAAGCGTTTTGTAAATCAGCCGGTTAAGCCTATTGTCTCAAGAATACACCCTGGAGAGATGTTAACGACGGTGGTGGATTTCGCTATGCGCATTGTACCCACTGTTGAGCGCGATATTTGGTTTCAATGTATTATAGATATTATCCAAAATTTAAAAGATCGTATTAATATTGCTTCAGTCTGTTTTGATCGTTGGAGTTCTGATAGTTCCATACAACAGATAAGAGATTTAGGTATTATGTCTCATAAAGAGAGTTTGAAGGTCGAGGATTTTGTGTCTTTTGTACGTTTAGCTTATAACGGTCGTGTTGTGATGCTGCCACCCGATGAAAAAGACAATCTTGATATAGATGCACATGGAAATTTAATGTTTGGGAAGACACAAGTTGAAATGAGTGGAGCGGGTGTGGCGGTTGTGGAGCTTATGCGTTTGAACAGATCTCCGGACTTGAAGAAAGTTTTTAACCCAAATAAAGGTAAGAAGCGCGGTATTGATTCCGATGACACTGCACATTGTGTAGTGGGCGCTAATAAACTGGTACAAGATTCTGTAGTAGATAGAACGTCGGATACTATGAAGCTGCGCGAGATGAGAAAGCGACAAGTTTCTCAGGCTGGATCTTATACAGGTAGGTTATTGCCCGGTAAGAGACCTTGGTAAATGGCTAAGCGTAGGAAAAAGATAGAGAAAATAGTTTTTACTAAGTTGTCGGATAAAAAAGTATCGAGTAAGCCTTCCTGTTTTGGTGAGCACGACAGTACTTGTGATAAAGAAGTGTGCGGTGAATACTATTCTAAATGTAAACTTTATTCCGATAATTATAATAAATAATATTTAAAGTCTTTAAGAATTCTCTACATTATAGTGATAATATATTTTGTTATGATGTGGGGGAGATCTTCACTTCTAATAATTTTGTCAGGGGGTGTGAAATGCCTGATGCCCGATTTATTACGATTACTAATAAGGATGATAATAAGTCTATTTCCGTTATAGGTAAAACTGGATTTGCCAGTGTTACCGTAGCACCTAAAGGTAGCGAGACTTTGGATATGAAATATATCCAATTGGATGATTTATTTGTAAATTCTTTGCTTGGTTTAATAGATAGCTCCGATATCGATGTTTATTTGGACGGAATACTCTTAAGTCGTGATGGTGTAATGGATTTGAAGTACATAGCTGCTGTGGGTAGTTCGGCTTATGGTAGTGCTCTTATTTCTGCGGGTAGAGATAGTCTTGTAACTAATTCGTACTTAAGAGGTCCTGGGAATGTGCCTACTAATATATCTGGTTATTATGTACCTGTTGCGCTTACTATAGGTTTTGTTACTGTGTCTACTAGTGGAAACGAAACATGGGTGGCTGAAGTGCGTAAAAACGGTGTTTTAACACCTATAGTTTCTTTGTCAATTGTGAACGCTGATCAGGGTTATGTTGCGCCGTCAGTAAATATTGATGCGGGTGATGAGATTCAAATGTATTGTAATGGCACATTAATAGATCGTCCGATTATTAATGTACTAGTGGTAAGGAGATAGGATAATGCCTATATATTTGACAACTACCGGATTACAGAGTCCAGTTGTTTTGGATGACTTGGGTGCAAGAACTTTTACGCACCCTACTGTTAATTACGATTTATTAGTGGAATTTACCGCAGAGGAAGTGGCCGCATCTTCGTCTATTCAAAATGCTGTGGATAATGAGTATATAACTATTACCGATGAAAATGGTAGTGAAATAAAAAGCATTCCTGTTCTTATAATAGATCAATTTGTAGACAGTACGGAGCCCAATGGTTTTATTAATACTACGGATTCATCTATAGCTTTTGACGACGGTACTCGCGCCTTTACTATTCAACCTACGGGATCTTCTTTTTCCTACTATACATCTGGGCAGAAACGTAATATAGATTATACGGACACTCTTATTATCTCGGATATCGAAGGATCACATTTTTTATATTATGAGGACTACACGTTGAAAGAGGAAGCGTCTCTTTCTTTTTCTACTTATTTACAAAATGCAATAGTTTCTATTATTTATTGGGATGCGGATAATAAAAAGGCTTTGTATTTTGCTGAAGAAAGGCATGGTCCTAAAATGGACGGTGCCGATCAGTTTTTATGGCATACAGCTATTGGTACCGTATATCATTTTGGTCTAGCTCCTATTTCTATGGTTGTGGACGGTGATGGCAGTTTAGATGCTCACGCGCAGTTGGGTTTGACACGCGGTCAAATAATAGACGAGGATATTATACACACGTTATCCGCGCGTGTTTCTACTGCAAATTGGCCGGTTTTTTATCGATCAGGTTCTGGTGTTTGGCGTCGTATAGATCCGCAAACTGCTTTTCCTTTGACTACAACGGGTACGGGTAGGATGGCTTGGAATCAGTTTACTGGCGGTAATTGGCAGTTAACAGAAGGTGGTGAGGGAAAATTTATTCTAATACATGTATTTGGTACTAATGATCCTAATCAGCCTTTTATTGCGGTGGTTGGACAGGTTGAATACGCGGATGTAGCGTCCGCTCGTACGGGTGCTAATACTGAAATTTCTTCACTTATTTTAACAGGTTTACCCTTTGAGGAATTTTTGGCTATCGCTTCTATTATCAGTGAAACTAGCAGCGCCTATACTAATGCTGTGAAAACCAGATTTGTATCTACGGGTACGGGTGAGGACTTTGTTGATTGGCGTGTTAGTCGGGCAAATCCTGTTGAGGGTAGTGTCCAAGATCATGGAAATCTTTCTGGTCTTGCTGATCCTGATCATCCTTTTACTGCGACTTATATAACAAAAGGGAATGCTGGGGTTATTACGTGTACTGATTTGGCGTGTTTATTTAATGCTGATTGGTGCTCAACTACAGTAAATGGGTTTGCGATTACTGATAATGGTGATGGGACTGTGGGTGTAGCTGCGGGTGAAGCTATGTTACGGGTTGGTGCTACCGAGTCTTCTGAGCTTAAGGTTTATGCTGTACCCGCAGCGGCTTCTATTGCTCTTACTGAAGCAACTCCGGGTAATGTTATAAATTATGTGTATATAGATGAGAATTCGGGAAATCCTATTATAACAAATTCCACAACTCCAGTTAATGGATTTTCTGAGATATTCATTTATATTATTGTACGAAATGGAAATACTTTATACATAAGAGATTTCAGGAATCAAGCTGTAGACATGCAGCATAACTATTATGAGAAATCTGTTACTACAAAAGGCTATGAACATGTAAAAACTGGGACAAAGACCACAGAAACCGGAACTCGTAATTTAAGTGTTACTGCTGGGTTTTTTTTCTATGGTTCTCGAAGAATTTCTCATCCGTCTTTTGATACTTCAGGCGCGGATACTTTTACCTATGTATACCAAAATGGCGCTGGTGGGTGGAATCGGGTCAGTAGTCAGACACAGATAGATAATCAAAACTATGATAACAGTGGGGTGTTGACAGCTGTAGGCGCTGGAAATTATGGTGTTCACTGGGGTTTTTTAGTTTTTGATACCACGCCGTTTTTGTCTGTTTTATATGGACAAGCGGTTTATTCGAATTTATCGGATGCTCAGATAGCTAAATTGCCCACAACATTACCTCCGGAATTTGATAATGTTTCCGTGGGTACTCTTATATTCAAGATTATAGTACAGTATAATGGGGTTAGTTTTACAGACATACAATCTCCGTTTGATCCATATCTATCAGTTTCTACATCACCTTTTGGCGGTCATAACACGTTGACTGGTATCCAGGGTGGGGCTTTAAATGATTATTATCATTTTACTAATGCTCAGCATACAGATTTAACTGATACCGGTGATACGGCTTTACACTATCATGCAACGGATAGAGCACGGGCTAATCATACGGGTACACAACTAAAAAATACAATATCCGATTTTACACACAATTTAGCGGGTGTGGAGCATAGTGCTGACACCCTTGCTAATCTGAATGCCAAGGTGTCGGACGCCACGTTGGATGATTCTTCTGCATCCCGTACTCCTACAGCGCACGGTTTAGCGGGTGCTCTTCATTCTGCGGACACTCTAGCCAATCTGAACGCTAAGATTTCTGATGCCACGTTGGATGATTCTTCAGCGTCTAGAACGCCCACAGCACATGCTATGGGCGGCGCTGCGCATAGTGCAGATACTTTGGCTAATCTTAATGCCAAAATATCGGATGCTACACTGGACGATTCCAGTGATACTAGAACTCCCACAGTACACGGTTCTTCACACCGAAAAGGTGGGTCGGATGCTGTTAGATTAGACGATTTTGATGATCCTCAAGATAATACTGATTTAAATGCTACTATAAGCGCTCACGGACTTTGTCCCAAGGGGGATAATAATTCAGAGCATTTTTTGGCGGGCAATCTTACGTGGCGTAGTACTAATAAAAGACAATTAGTTTTGGTGCCTGCTTCTAATTTGGATTATACGGGGGATTGGGTTACGGCTACAGTGGATACAAATACAGCAGGTGTTGGTGCTCCTTTGTCGATTGCCAGTGACGGAAATTTTGATATGGCAGATGCCAATGTGGATGCCTTTATGCCGTGTATAGCATTAGCTCTTGCTACAGGTACAGGATCTAAACCTGTTTTATTAAGTGGTACTATTAGGAATGACACTTGGAGCTGGACACCCGGAGGTATAATATATGTGAGTACTACAGCCGGTCAATTAACGCAGACTAATCCTACAACAACAGGGGATTATTCTCAGCGTGTAGGCTGGGCGACTGCGTCGAACGCTATTTATTTTGATCCCGCATCTTGGACGGAGATAAAAATAAATTAATATGGTTAAAAAAGATAAAAAAGATAAAAAAGTTGTTAAAGATGAAGTAAAGATAGTTCGGGGGGAGCTAGGAAAACGGAGAAATATGTATAAATACGATACAGGTGCGATATTCGGTAATTGGGACAGATTTCATTGTGGTCATGAATATATTTTAGAGCAGGCATTTAATTTATGTGAAAATATGGTTGTTGCTTTTACTAAGTCCGCATTTTATTCGTCGCCACAGGGAGAGACCTGGGGTATTCAGGATATAAATTTTAGAAAGCAAATTGTAGAAACTTATATAAATAATGATCTAAATGCAGAAAATCGGGTTACATATTTAACATATGACACTATTGCCGATGCTTTAGAAGACGCACATAATGTGGATTATGATGTTATCGTGTTGTGCGAAAAAGACAAAGGCCGCTGTTGGCAAAAAGAGTATTCAAAGGTGGCGCGGAGAATAGCCAGTGTAAATAAATCGGAACCCGCTATTTATATAGTAAAGCCTGTATGTACAGGTAAAATCCCTATATGTTCTAGTAAGTTAAGAAAACAGGAAAAAATAAATGGACCAGTATAAGCAGAATACCACTACCCTGGACCAGGGTCACGATATGTATGATAGTGGTAATAGAAGTACGGCGCAACCTTTGACTTTTGGGTATCCTAAGATAGATACAATAGATCGAGATTTTCGTTTAGCTTGTAGGTGGCAACCAAATATTGATATTTCACGGCATAATATAACGGTTAATTCTTCTTATATAAGATTAACTTGTGCAGCACAAGGTTCTGGCGCTTATACAAGCGGTGTTCATGTGCATGATGGGTCTGCTCCGAATTTGTCTACTACAAATTTAGCTTTTGGTTACACAGATATTGGTAATTCCCAAAATTGGTCTATATCAACAAATTGGGTTGTGGGTACTGAGTATACATCTCCTGATATGAAGTTAGCTGTTAAGGATTGGTTTGATCGTGGCGGGTACAGTTCTTCTGATTACATTGGTTTAATTGTGGATGGTGGTGATTCTGCCAGTGATGAGTACAAGGATTGTTATAACGCTAATTATTCAACAGCTTCTTATAGACCTGAATTAGAGATTAATTATGACTTAATATTTAAAGACGATATAAATGCTGTACCTAATGCAAATATAGATGAAATTAATGGGATTTCTCTTGAAGATATATATTCTGTATCGTCATGAAGAAAGGACGGGGGAAGATGCGAGGTGAACTATGGCAGCGAAATCAAGGGATACATCTTCTGCCCCTCCACCCCCAAGTTGGAGCTGGGTAAAGAATGAATTGGATACTAAGGCTAATGAAAAGTATGTCGATGTAAAAATAGATTCTTTGCAAAAAGGTTTAGATGAGACTAAAAAAATAGCTTTGAGCGCTCGTAAGAAAGCGGGGGAGCATATGTGTGTAAAAGAAAGTTCTTTGGATAAAATAACTAAGGATATTGAAATTCAGAGTGCAAATATTGAAGGTATTAGAAAAACTTTAGATGGTTGGAAAACAATAAAAATAGTAGTTATCATAGCTATAATTGGTGTTATCGGTGCTGCGTTTAAACAGTATTATAGTCTAACAGGTACTGTAGAGGGGACTACGGAGAAGGTAGAAGAAGTACAAGTTTCTGTTAAGAAATTAGAAAATTCTCAAGAATCTTTACGTGTGGCTTTTGAAGGTGTAAAAGTAGAAGAAGAAAAAAAGAATAAAAAACAGCTTAAAGCTATAGAAGATACTATAAAATCTGCAATGAAGGCTAGTGCTTCTAATACTAGGGTTGGACGGAGAAATCGATGATTACATTACAAGATGCTATAGGACGTGCGGAATTGATGATGGAAGAAGAAGGAATTCTTCGTCAAGATTCATATAATATGCTGGTAAAAAGTTTAGATGAAGAGGACGTTTATCCTTTTACTGTGGCTCTTGCTGAAAGAGGTATAGGTGTTAGGACGGGAAAAGTAAAAAGTGCAGAAGAATCTAATATTTCCAGTAAATTGAGTAAAGCCGCACAACGTTTTGTTCAGAAAGAGGACGGCGGACTTTTTGTTCCTGAAGAATATGCCGAGTCGGAAGAAGAATATCCTGATTTCGAAGCTGAAGAAGAGATCATACCGTTGGGGGATGAAGATATAGAGGAAGCGTGGACTTTAGAGGAGTATGATGAATTAGAGGATATTGAAAGATTGAAAGAAGTTTTAGAGTCCGTTGGTGTTGCTTTAGATAAAGATGGAAAAGTTATATTTTATAAATCTAATATTCCCGGTTTATATACGGAACAAGGTCGTATGTCTCCTATGGATCTGGAGACTGCTTTTTCTTTTTTTGACAGGTCTATGAGTTCTGTGGATAAGGAGCAAGATCGTGTTAATCAACTTCTTGATTATATTTCTAGGCTTGATTCTACTGTTGCTGACATGGAATTTACTTTAGACGAGATTGAAAAATTTAAATATAGTCCGCAGTCAAGGTCTCAAGAAATACAAGAAATTGCTAGGGGCTTGGAGCAAATTCAGAGTGCGGTTTATGACGGGGACTGGAATGCTGTGCAAAGTTCAGCAGATCTTTTGAAAAATAATTTAGCTCAGTATTCTGAAGACCAAAGAATAAAGTATGAGGAGTCTTTACAAATTGTAGAGGTTCTTGACAAATTAATGGATTTGAAAGAATCAGATCCTGATAAGTTTAATAAGGTAACGGAGAGTTTGGGGGGTGCAATAGCGGCGGGGAGAAAGGCGCAGTACGCTATGCCCGATGAAATGCCGGAAGGCGCGGAGTTCGTGGGTAAAATAGAGGTGGAGGTGGGAGACGGTTTTATTAGAAACTGTGTGGATATGGCTTTGGAAGCGATTCCCCCAGCAGGTAATACAACGTCTGAAGTTTATATGGAGTTTATTTCCGAGGCTATAGAAGGTGATAGGCTATCTTCTATGCATTTTGAGGATGTTATTGATGCTATCATGGTGGAGGAAGAAGCGTATGAAGCTGAAGTAGAATTAACTGTTGTTGGGGGCAATGATGTTAATGCATATAGTATCGTTTATAAAAAAGTAGAGGGTGATCCTTCTACTGGAGTTCCTCCGCATGAAACGGAGTGGGATAATGTAGAGTCTTTTAATCAAGAAAAGATTAAGGCTTTAGTATGTGAGGGTATAAAAGGTTTTGTAGAGGCTATTATACAGCAATAACATGAGTTTATCTGATTCAGCATTGGAGCGTATTGCTTCAACAGTAGGTTATAAAATGGCTCAACAGGAATATGAAACACCTTTGTATGAAGAAGAGCAGTTTGTAGAGGATGCGGAGCAGGTTGTAGAGGAGGAAACTGGTGATCAGTTTCCAACGATGTATCCTGTTGAAAGTTCTAATGTAAAAGAATTTGGGTATGACGATGATAACCAAATTTTGTATGTAAGATTTTTAGCCAAAGGAAACAGGCCAGAATCTTTATACGGTTATTATAATGTTGAGCCCGAAGTGTTTGATCAGTTTTTTGCTGCACCGTCTAAAGGTCAATTTATATGGACTAATTTACGAGATAGGTATGAGTACGAGAGGTTGGAGTAGCGCTTTTTATTCTGGCGATACTAAGAGGTGTTTTTGACCATCAGTGCAGTCTACCCAAGATAGTTCCCAATTAAATTTGTAGTTTTCTATAAATGCAGTGGCAGAAACATCTTTGATCTTATTTTCACTAACCAAATCAGCTACAGCTTCCAGAAGAAAACCTTCTATTACTCTAGTATGACAATCTCCAAGCGTAGTAATAGTATGTAGTCTAGATCCAAACCAAGGCATTCCTGGAACAGATCCTCGTTTTGTTGTGATTCTAATAAGAACAGCGTTTGCCACGTCTTGGTTTGCGATGCGGACTTCATCTATGCTGGTTATTTTTTTCATTGTTTTTCTCCTTTGTTAAATAAAACATAGTACTTAATTTTTAAGCTGTCAATATACTGAGATATGTTTTTTATTTTTTGCAAAAGTGATTAATATACTCTAAAATTTTCTTTTTTGTTGTGGTACATCCCCATTTTCTAGTGCAGGTTTCTTCGTTTTTTCTGTGAATATCTGCATACCAGTATTGGCCTTCTCTATATATTTTGAAGGTGTATTTTTCTTTTTTCAATGTTTCTGTTTTTCTGATTTTCATTGTTTTCTCCTTGTGTTATATAAAATATAATACACTTTTTTAAGCTGTCAATATACTGAGATATATTTTTTATTTTTTTATGTTATAGTTAATGCCGTACTGAGCTTATATTCCTTACTATATAGTACTATATTTAAAATTCCCTACGAGATTACATGTTAGACTTAAATTAGAATTCTACTAGGTACTTGTATGCCTATGTATGGAATGGTGAGAATATGACTACAGTTTATGGCGGCAGTGTTTATCCTACTTCTTTAGATAGTTTTCTTCCTCGTCTTCTTGATGGCGTTGATGAGGTGATCGTAGATCACCAAAACAGTGGATATGAAGCAATCGAAAACATTGAGGCAAAACTTGGTATAGACAACGATCCTTGTATTGGTCTTGGTGGTGTGTCTTTTGATCCATTGGGTAAAGCCGCTAATCCGGGTACTCCAGGAGATCCTACGGTATGGGTAGACAACACAGGAGGTCCGGGTTTTTCTTTGTGGTATACTGATGATACTGGAGTGAGTTATAATCTTCTTGTTGGCAGTGGCATGGGCTTATATAATTGTCCGTTGGGTGTTGCTGTCGGTGATGTGGTTCAGATAGATACTGTTGCAGATACTGTTAAATTTGCATCTAATGCTGCGGGGGCTAATTTTGGACCTGCTTTATCTGTAGTATATAATAAACCTACGGGCACTACTTGTTATATTTCCAAGGATGTTATAATTGGCGGTTTTGCAGCTTTAACCCCAGGAACGCAATATTTTTTAGGTGTTGACGGTGCAATAACTGCAACACCCGTTACAGCGGCGGGAACTATATCTCAATCTGTTGGATATGTAAAGAATGCCACAACTTTTGCGTTCTCTTTCGGAGAACCTTTATTTAATTGAGGTTTATCAATGGGTACGAAGTTTAAAGTCTCTGATAAAATGTCGGTATTTGCTAAAGACTGGGATGGTACAGGTTCTAAGATAAAGATTAGATTGCCTACGGAAGACGGAAAAAAAGAAGAATTTATTATAGAGCCGGGAGAGATTTTAGAGGTTGAAGATCTAAGAATGAAAAAAGCTTTAGAAAACTATGTGCCACCTCCTATTTTTATTAATGGGGAACCTTGGGTTGCTAGGAATAAATTATTTATGGAAGAAAAGTCTTCTCGTGTTAAAGGCAGAATTTTAGGCAAAAAGAAAAATATAAAAAATCTAGATAAAAAAGTTAGGGGGGTTTAAATGTCTGCAAGTGGAAATCCAATTACGTTAAATAGTGGAAAGTATACTAGGGTTGCTGAAACAGACACTTTATATGTTGGTGTTGTTCAACCTAATACCACGGATTTAGATTTATTGGTTCTTGCCAATGGTACCGGAGAGCTAAAGTTAGGTACTGTAGGAAGAATAACTAGAGTTTTAGGCGATTTAGCTGTTGACGGTGCGGAAACTGTTACGGGTGGTGCTACTTTTAATGGTAATGTCACTCTTGGTGATAATTCTGGAGACTCTATATCTATTGGTGGCGGTAGTAGCGATTCTGCCTCTTTAAAGTGTGATCTATCTGTGTTGGTTGCAATTGATGTGCGTTTTGAAAGGGTAACTGGTACGGGTGTGCTGGTTCTTCCTAGTAGTTCTGTGGGTGAAACTGGAGCCATAAGAATAGATGGATCTAATGATTTGCAATGGTGGAATGGGGCTTCTTGGTCTACTGCGGCGGCATCTACCTGGGATTTGGACGACGGTTATAATAACGGGGCTACGATTACTGTAGATGCTTATGATACTATTTGGAATCTTACTGGTGATTACTCTTTTACAGTTGATTTATCTGCTATTCCCGGTACGGGAGCAGACGGTTTTCAGGTGCTGAATGGTACAGATCATGCTAAATTTTTGAGAGGTGGCGCAAATGATCTTTCTGTTGATATTGATGCTTCTACTATTAATTTAGATACATCAGCGGGTATTGCTTTGAATGCGGCTGCTGCTTCTACGTGGACTACGGTGAATACGAATTTAACTTTAACCGCTACATTAGCAGGTGTAATTACTTTGAATGGTGTTGGCGGGGTAACAATTAATGGTAATGCTAATTCTGTTGATGTTGACGGAATTGACATTGCTTTGGACGCTACCAGTGCGTCCAATTTTACTGTTTCTGGAGCGGCTGCTGATCTTACTTTAGGTGCTCGTGCGGCTACTATAACGTTGAATGAAGCGGGGGACACTTCTTTAAGTGGTTTTACTGCGACTTCTATTATAGGTGGTCTTAACGAGCTTAAGGGCGAGATAACTGATGTTGGCGTGTGGTCGGATACAGCGGATGAAGCTATTACCCAATACGATATTGTGTCTGCCGATGATGGATCAGCCACCGGAAAAATTGTTAAGGCTAATAAAGACACGGCAAATCAGAATTTTGTTGTTGGCGTAGCTCAAACTGGAGTAGCTGGCGGTGCTTCTGTAAGTATTAAAAGTTCTGGTAAATCCACTGTTCTTACGTCGGATGTTGGAGCTTGGACTGTCGGACAAGTTGTTTATATGTCTGGTACAGATGGTGAAGTTACGAGTACAGCTCCTACGTCGGGGGAATCCCAGAGAGTAGGATATTCGTTGGATACAGGATCAGGTTCTAGTCGTACAATCGTAATTGTTTTAGGTGAACCTGTTAGTTTGTAGGAAGGATTTAATATGTCAGCGAGTGGACATCCTATTACTTTAAATAGTGGAAAGTATACACGTGTTGCTGATGCAAATACTCTATATGCGGGGAATATTTCTCCTTCTGCAAGTGGAGATTTAGATATTTCTACAGTTTCTTCCGGGGATATTAATATAAGTCCTGCCACGGATGTTAATTTTGCGATGGGTGGCAATGATTTTTGGGTAAATGGAACGAACGGAAATCTTCTTATTTCTAATACTTCTGGTAATGGGGACGATGCCGGTGTTGTGGGGAGTGTCGATGGTGCAGCACTTACCCTCAAATCAACGGGAACTGGAGCTGCTTTAAGTTTAAAATCTACTGCTACGGCTGAACTTAAAGCGACGACAACAATTGAAATACAGTCTACTACGTCTATGAATATTGAAGCTTTGACAACTATGCTTGTTGAGGCTGAAGGTATTACATTAGAAAATGGAGGTACTGCTACTAATTTAGTTTTAGAGTACGATAAGGATGATAACTCTGATACAGCATTGAGTATAAAACAGAATGCAGTTGATAAGTTAATTATTGATAGCAGTGGTGATACTTTAGTAAAAGGAATAGGTAAATACGCGGACGGTAACTCTGCTGCACCATCGATAGCCTGGGAGAGTGATTCTAATAATGGGTTATATAACGCTACCACGTTTGGAGATGCTGTAGGAGTTACGGTTAATCAAGTTACTGGTTTAGTTGTTAATTATGATACAGGTACGAGTTCTCCTGTGACGAATGTATATAATGCTAGCGGTCAAGCTTATTTAAATTTATTAACAACAAATGCACATGGTTCTGCGACAGATATTTCTAGTATAGCTTTTATCGGAATGAATAGTACACCGACTTCTTATGTATATTCAGGTATCTCTAATTATTGTATTAATCATACAGCGGCCAGTGAAGAAAGTAGACTAGATTTTAAGACTAGTTCTGGTGGATCTCTTGCTACACGGATGTCTATATCAGGAGAAAATGTTGGTATAGGAACTACAGATTTTGACGGGACACCGGCGATTGGTAAATTAATTGTAAAAGGATCTACTAATGACGGTTCAACTAATATTCAGGTCTGGCGGGATTCTGATGAAGCTAATGTGGCGTATATAGATACTGACGGTTATTACTATGCACCGCCCGGCACTGAGAGTGATCCTGCGATAAAATTCTTTGATGATACGGGATTAGGTTTATACAGAATATTTAATGATTATTTAGGTATTTCTTGTAATTCTGTGTTAGGTTTTTCTATTGGTTATAATGGTTCATTATCTGCTCCTACAACTACAGTATATAATGGTTCTGGGGATGCTTATTTATTTGTGACTAATGGTAGTGCTCATGGTGTAGGTGATATATGCCACATTAGATTTTTTGGTCAAAATGCTACGCCTTCTCAGTGTACATATGGAGAAATTGAAGTAGAATGTGAAACTAATGGTGTCGGGACGCAGGATGGTATAGTAAGGGTTTTTGCAACTAGAAATAATTCTCAAGGAGGAACTATTTCTATTGGTGATGGTGTGTGGATTGGTACTAGTGCTAGTGATCCAGGAACGGACGAATTGTTTGTTGTTCAGGGTTATTCTGTTGGTGGGCAAAATGCTGCATCTTGTGGTTTAGGGTGTCAATGGGTTTCTGAAGAGGTTACAATTGCAGTTGGTCAAGGTGCAGGAGGAGTTGCAACTTCAGGTAATTTAGCTCCTGCAAATTCATTAATTTGGGGAGTGACAGTAAGATGTACAGATGCAGCTGGAGGTGGTGCGACTAATTATGATGTTGGTATCACGGGTAGTGGAAATGCTGATGAATTAATTCAAAATGCGGGTGTATCTTTAGGAAATACTGCGGTTTCTCCGGGAGGAAATGATGGAACTCAATTACCCATTGCTAATGGTAGCGCCACTACATTAACGATTACTACAGATTCTAATGTTACTGTAGATGATATGAAAGTGAGAATTGTGGTATACTATAGTGATTTTAGTGCTTCAACGAGTTAGAGTTCTAATAAGTCTATGTTTTTTAAAAAGTATATTATAATAAAAACTTTAAAGAGGTAATTAAAAATGGAATTTAGTAACAAAGATCTAGTTGATATTTGGAATGTTCTTAGTAAAATTTCTGAAGAAAAATTAGGAACTTTGGATTTTCGTTGGGATATTTCTACAAATATGATTGCGATAAAGGATAAAATTTCTTTTCTTGAGGAAGCGGGAAAAGAAATGGAAGAACTTTTGCCATATAATAGAAAACGTTTGGAATTAATTCAAGATTACTGTAGTAGGGATGAAGATGGTAATTGTATCATAGACGAGAGAACAGGACTTCACGCTATAAAAGCAGAAAATTTAGTTTTATATAAAGAAAAGCTAAACGAATTGAAAGAAAATTATAAGGATTCTATTAAAAAAGAGGAAGACCGTATAAAACAATTACCGTCTTTATTAAAGAAAAAAGTAGAGATTAATTTTTCTAATATAGAGCGAAAAGATCTTCCGGAAGAGTTATCAGCGCGGGAGATGTTTACTCTTAGGGAGGCTGGTATTATTGTGGATACTAAGTTGAAGGAACAAAAGCAGAAGAAGGATGTAGAAGAGTAATAGATGGATAAAGATGAATTTAAAAAAAGGGCTAATTCTTTTAAACCGCGCATTATATCTACTAATCCAAGATCTATGCAGAGGGAAGTTGTTAGAGATGATGTGGCTAAGATCGGTGGTACTTTGAATCCTCTACCTCCACGTATGGGAACTTTTAATCCAGGTACTATGCAAACTACATATGGTGGTGGAGGTGGTGGTCAAGTACTTAATCATATGCAAAGGCCGTACCTGCCAGAAATTGAAAGCCCTGATCGGATGCAGTATCCGATTGATCGTAGGACGGCCAATTCTTATTGGAGATTATTCCAAAAATTAGATCCCATGTTTGGCATGGCGATGGATATGTACAGTGAGATGCTTGTTAGCTCGTTTGAAGTTCAAGTAGAAGACGGGGATAAAGAGGATATAAAAAATACTATTAATTTAATGTGCGAGAAGGTTGATTTTCTTGATCGACTGAAACAAATGGTGAGGGAGTATTTAGTACTTGGTGAAGTTTTCCCTCATTGTTTTTTCAACGAAGATTTGGGTATCTGGGATTATATAGCTTTACACAATCCGGATAATATAGAGGTAAAAGATTCTCCCATTATAAATATGGACCCTATTATATATTTGCAACCCGATGAGGAGCTAATTAAGCTTTTGTCCGACAGATCTCCAGACTCTATTAAATTAAGAACTTCATTGCCATCTGAATTTGTTAGCCGCGTTTTAGCGAGACAACCAATTAAATTGGAGTCTAGTAATTGTTCTTTCATTGCTCGGAGACTATCACCCTATGATAGTCGTGGTACTTCTATGGCATCAAGATTATGGCGTATTTGGATGGTGGAGGACGCTGTATATAACAGCACTATTGCCACTTATAGGCGTCATGCGAGTCCGATTAAAGTTATTAAACTTGGTGATGCTGCTACACAGTGGATTCCTGATCCTGAAAGGGAAACGGAGTTATTAGCTATGCTGAGTAGATGTGAGGTTGATCCGAATGCATGGCTTTGTTGGGATTATGGTATAAATTTTGAAGCTTGGGGGACTACTGATCGAGCTATTTCAATTCGTGGTGAGCATGATGTTATCGAAAAAGTAAAGCTAACAGCTCTTGGATTGTCTAAAGGCTTTATGACGGGAGAGGTTTCATTTAGCAGTGTGAAAGGCGGTCTTCAAGTTTTTCTTCGTCGTCTTCTGTCCTTGAGGCAATATTTTGAGAGTGTTTGGATTTATCCAAAATTTATAAGGCCGATAGCTATTGTGAACGGTTGGTATAAATCTAGTCCAAAAGAAATAGCAGGTGGATATAGAAAGAAGAGAACTGCACAGGAACTATCGGATGAGAATTTGCTTATTATGCCGAAATTACAATGGAAAAATAAGTTAGATCCTTCTGTTGACAGTGATTTGCTACAAGCTCTTTTACAAATGGAAAAATTGGGATTTGATGTTTCCCAGTCTACTGTTGGTTCTGTTTTAGGTCTTGATTGGAAGGCAGAAACGAAGAACAAAGCAGTGGAATGGAAAGAGAAAAAAGAGATTATTGACAAAACGTTGGGAACAGAGTTAGCACAGCAGTATAAGCAAGAAACTACGATGCCTAAGCCGGGAGCTGCTCCCCCGGGAGGGGCTCCTAAGCCAGCTGGAGGGGCAGCTAAACCTCCGAATGCTGCTAAGCCTACAGGTCCAGGAGCACCAGGTAGCGGGGAAGCTGGGACACCTGAAGAAAGTATTGAAGCACCTTCTGAGGGTGCAATGCCTATGGGAGTAGAATAGTGAGTGAGGATTTTGATTCTTTTTTTGTTGGCGATGGTTCCGCAGCTTTACTAAAAAAGTCTAGTGAAAAGTTAATTAAAAAAAATGTGTTTGATAAGAAAACTATCCTATCACTTGCTAATGGCCCTGTTTTAGAAAACGATCTTGATAAATTTATTTCGGATAAAATTATAATTAAGCCTGATAAGTATTATGAAATATTCTTAAATAGCAAGAAAAAAGCTTTTAAAATATTTGATTTTTTGTCTATTAAGTCCACCCTTATGAAGGGGGTTGCTTTAAGCGCTAAAGACTTAATTATGGATGATAGCGATATAAATATTTTGGAATTTGCTATGTCCAACGTGAATGATTATTTTGCTTTGTGCTCTATAGCTAGGACAAAAGCTTTTTTGGATATGGGTATCCATCAAGTTATGTTTAAATCTTCTGGATTGTGTCCGGTTTGTAATGCTTATAACGGTTGTATTTTTGATACTAATTATATATTAAATGTTCTTTTAGATGGAGATACAATATCACACGCACATTGTTCTTGTGATTATTTTCCGGTTATTTTTCGCGAGGTATATAGTGGACCTTTGCTCGGGAATTTGGATGTGAAAGAGATTAATATTTCGGGAAAAGTTATAGTAGATTTTCCTTTAGAATTTAAAAACAAAAATTTTATAAATCTACTCGTAAATTTGTCGTATAATAAAATAAAATTTACTAATATTTTTTATGGAGATATTACCGGTATTGAAGCTGATGAAGTTGTCGTATATGATGAAGAAGACGATGTTTTGTACGTTCATAATGGCTATGTGTATGGATATGGACCTGATGTATTTGTTCGTGAGTTTGGTAAGGCAAAAGAGCTAGATTCGTTTTTGGACGCAGATATAAATAAAAATGATTTAGAAACTTATTATTTAGATGGTAAAGAGGTTATAAGATACGATAATCATTATTGGGATGCTGAAACAAGAGCACTAATAACGTGAGGCAAAAATGGGTTTCAAAAAAAGAAGTGATGCAAAGGTAGTTGGTAAGGTCATTGACTATAAAGATTTGAAAGGAGAGGCAGAGGATTCTAAGAAGAAAGATAAAAAAGAAAAGAAAAATTAAATTATGCGTATTTTTTTAATTTCGGACGAAGATAGACCTGTTTCTTTGGTTTATCATAATTATGTAGATGGTAGTTATTATTGTAGATCTAAAGTAGAATCTTTTGTGAAGTCTTTTAATATGGTTTGTGGTCGTATGCTGGGTAGATTCATAAAAAAGGGTGGGCGATTAAAAATTGTTAACCATAATCGCAATGATTATGGTTGGATCGATAGTATTCTGGGGGAAGCGTGTACTGGCATCTGGCAGTATAAAGAGTTAAAAACTGATTTAGATAAAAAAACTTTTGATGATTTAGTACTGAAGTATTTAACTTAATTAATCCTCAGTTGTTTTAAATCTCCTATTATAATTAAACTACAATTTGTTTAGTAGAGGACTATACTTTTATAAGGTAGTATATGTTCAGAAAAATATCACAGTGGGAGCCATTAGGTTTCCGACATAATGGTTCATGGTCCAGATCTAAATCTGCTTCATCAAAAATTTCATCTTTTTATATGGAAGATGGAGTGAATATGAATGTTGAGGCTGCATTAGATTCTGTTGCGGATGCTTACGTTATAAGTAGAGATCCAAGGGATTATATTTTTATTCCTGCTCGGGCAAATAGTGCTGACCGTCCAAATAATAATTTGGATGGTTGGGAACAAGCTGAATTAGAGCGGTTTGATGATATAATTGCTAGTCAAGTTTATAAGACTTATAACTTAAAGCCTCATTTTGTTAACCATAATGCTTCCGATCTTAAATTAAGTCGTGGTGTTATATTAGATAGCCATCTCAATACTCAGAATGCTGCTGATGACACTGTTAAAAGAGCAGTTAAAGAGGCTTTGGGTAAAGACGTTGATCGGGACGTTTTTGTAGAGTTGCTTATTGGCGTAGATACTACAAAAGATCCAGCTCTTGCTAGTGCGTATAAGAGTGGATCTGTAAGAAAATTTTCTATGGGTTGTGATGTTGTTGCTACGGAGTGCGCAGTATGCGGCAACGTAGCTACTACAGATTTTGAATTATGTAAATGCGTCCGTGGAAAACATGCCAGAATGCCGCTTAAGGCTAAAGATGGATCAATGCGGTTGGCTTGGGAAAAGTGTATGGGAACTATTTTCCAAGAGATTTCTGCGGTTGATGACCCGGCTGATGAGACGGCTGAAATTCAAGATGATATTCTTAGTTTAGCGGCCAGTAATAAGAATTTTAATAAAAACGATTTGCAAGAAATCGCAAATTTTGTAGTTAAGCATGCCGAAACCATTCCCGGGTCGGTGGCTAGTATACTGAATCATGCACTTCAACCTCGGTAACATAGGAGCACCGAAGATGGATCATAAAATCGAACTATTTAGGACTGTAGCAGATATATTCAATCGCGGAGATATCGAATTAAGCGCGTCTGATCGAAGTGTTATTGAAAGTCAGACACAAGATTTAATTCGGAAGTCTATGTTTCGGCGTAGTGCAGTTAAAATGCCAGAGGACTTTGAAGGTTGCTTGGCTAAGTTGCGGAATGTTGAAGATCCTGAAGAAGCATTTGATCTTATGGTGGAGTTTATGAAGGAAAAGGGAATGCTTTCTAAAGAGGATAAGGGCGAAGCTAAAGAGGAGTTAAAAGAAATTGATAAGAAAAAAGATATTGAAGAAGGTGCAGGAGAACTAGAAGGAATTCTTGAGGAGTTGGAAGGTAAGGAAGAAGAATTAGAAAAAGGCGATAAAGAAGAACTTAAGAAAATAATGAGTGCAGCTAAATTAATTTTGGGTGAAGAAGATAAGAAAGAAGAGAAAGAAGAGAAGGAAGAAATAAAGGAAGAGAAGAAGGAAAAGAAAGAGGAAGAAGGACTAGAGAAGAAGGTAAAAGATTTAAAGAAGATTGATGAAAAATCTGAAGATCGTGATGAGGATGAAGTAAAGAAGTTAATGGGTAAGGCTCGTAAATATATTATTGCTTTGGCCCGGATTAAGTCTGCTCAAGCGGTACAGGATATGTCAACGCCACCTCCTGTTAGTACTCCACCCATGCTGGCGGAAGAGGAAGAAGACGAAAAGGATAGGGATAAAAAGGATAAAGATAAACCTAAGCTGGATAAGGATAAGGACGAGGATGATAAAGAAGATAAAATGAAAAAGCTTAGGGAATTGAAAGAAGAAGATAAGAAAATGCCTACGGTGGATGAGATGGGTTTGGATAGAGAACAACTCATTCGGGCTAAGAAATCTAAAATTGTGATTACGAAAGAAGGGAACATAGCTGCGCACCATGAAGATCATGGCCCCATGTTTTTCGGTCTTACTAATAAGAAAGTTAAAGCGGATAAAAAGGCTTTGGCTAAATTAGCTAATAAGGTTAAGAGCGTTATTATACGTGATGGTTGGAGTAAAGCCGCTGAGTTATGCGGTTCCCGTTTGCTTAAAGCGGGAGTGGATGAAGATATAGAGACTACAGGTGGTGAAGTCCTTCCAGTGGATGAGCCTGTTACTGGGGGCGGCGATACGGATTCTAGAGAAGAGCTGGATAAGGGCGAATCTGATGTGTTGAAGGAAATGGATACAGATACTGAGGAGAAACCAACAGTTACTAAAGTATCGTTAAAAGAAAAAGTTAAAGAGAGAAAATCCAAAGAGAAGACGGTAGCACGTTATAAGAAGTTGGGCGGTATCGAGGATGATATTGAAGTTGTTACCGAGGAAAAGCCCGAAGGTATTGGCGATGCTCGGGATATGAGTGTTACGGATGAGTCGGATACTGATACTAAAGAGGAGCCGGATAAGCCGGAGGAGTCTTCTTTGGATGAAGCTGAAGTGGATTTCAAAACAGCTGAATTAGAAGATAACTATAAGAAACTATATCAAGCTCGTGCTGAGAAATTAGTGCAAGAGCAAGTTGAAAAGTTTGCTCATAAGTTTTCTAAATGTGTACGGATTGCATCTGCTAGGATGAAGTTAAATCATTATCCAAATAGTTATAAAGTTGCGATGGCTGATGTTCTAGCGGCTAATGAAGGTGCGGTTGAATTTTCTGATGGTGAAATCTATACGGGAATGGACCAGAGAACAGCCGTAGAATTGATTGAGCTTATTGCACAAGAAGGTCATGATAGCTTTGTTGAAGATCTTTTATCCAAAGCAGCGGATCTTTTGGAAAAGGATGATTCTTATCTGAATGATGTACAGAAAGATATTGAAGGACTGTTTCCTACTCCAGTGGAAACGAATGATAATGTAGTGGCGAGCAGAGATTCCAGAAGTATGAGAGAAAAATTGTCTTCTGGGAATTTTAATGTGAAAACAGAGGAACCTGTCAGTATTCCTCATGAAACAAATTTTGATGAAATTAGCAACGCGCTTACGTCTACTAAATTGGGCAGGCAACTTGGAGATATGCGTAAGTAGCTGCTGTATTTCAAAAGGAGCTAGATTATGGCTACACCTCAATGGCAGGCGTACCAAACTAGCATTATCAATGCAGGTATTGATCTGAAGCGCTCGGTTATTGGATCAAATATCGGTACGTATGTGGTTAATGCAACTACTACGTTTAGAGCCGGTATGTTGGTCGAGCTTAATACGAGTCAGGAGATCATTGTCAGCACTGGTGCTGCTCCGTTTGGTTTTGCCAAGTATGACAAGACGACAGCTTTGTACGAAACAGTGGTTGACGAGTATATTCAGTTAACCGGTGTTGTTGCTACGTCTCTTGCAAACGCAATATTACTTGATCCTACTGGTTCAGGTGGTGGTGTTCGAGTTTCAAGCGCAGTAGTTGGTGGTGGTACAACGTACACTGAAGGTGCGGGTAGTGATTATACCGTCAATTACACTAATGGTACTGTGGTGCGTACAGCAGGTTCTACCATTCCTTCCGGTGGGTATGTGTACGTAACGTATATGTATCAAGTTCCACTGTCTACACTCCAGTTTGAGGGTAAGAATTTTTTTAATTCTCTCGATTATACAGAGTACAATGACAGCCGCATGACAGTTATTAATAACTGGTCTACTATTTTCACAACTGCGTATGACCCGAGTAAAATCTACGCGGTGAATAGTGTGGTTGAGGCCGGGGCTACGGCTCAGGGTCTTGATGGGTATGTAACATTGACGGGTACGGGGGCAGGACCGGACATTGGAACAGTATTCCAAGTTCCTACGGCATCTGATCCGTACATGGGCATTCGCTACCGTGGTGGCTTGACCTAGAAAGGAGTAGTACGATGGGTAATCCCTATAAGAGCATCAGTAATAGTAATCGTCCTGCCCCTTCTACGTCGGCTAGGAGAGCTACTAAGGGCAAACAACGACGTGTACACATGCGTCCTAAGCAACGGTTGACTTCTCGTAAGGATGAGCAGCTGTATGATGAGAACGGACAGTATAATCCGCAGCGTTACAGCTATACTCCGCGTGATGTGAAAGCAGCTGTCGGCGATAAGATGTTCAATAAAGAAGGACAGATTAACGCTGATGACGCGAAAGACGCACTTGTGCAGATTCGCCAGCTTCTTAATACCACGTCTAAGGAAGCAAGTTCCCTGCGTCCATACAATCCTGATGATCCCTCTCAGACTATGAGTCCGGAGCAGCGTCGAGAAATTCTTGCAGCTGCTTTGACTGATCGAACATCTGACGCGGGTTGGCATGTTGTTGGGCAAGAGCTTGCATATCCTATTAAGCAAATTCTTGATTACGAAGGTTTTGCTCGTAAGTGGTATAGAGTGCGAGATGTTGCTCAAGGTGAACTTTTCCGTATTCCTGTAGATGTTCGTTCGGTTGCTTGGGTTGTTGGTCAGGACGGGCAGACTCCGGAATCAAGGATTAAGTCCAAATGGATCACCCCTAAAGAGGACAAGATTACCTCTTTTCCGACCGTGGATATCGCAGATATCTATCATCTGAACTTTGATGTTCTTGATCGTGCGCAGGATACTGCCCGTCAAGAGATTGAGCTTCAGGAGGATAAACTCGGTATTGCTCTGGCGGATGCCGCTTCAACCGCGATTAACACCGTGACGACTTATGCCACGTTGGGTATTGCAGCTTTTGAGGCTGTTCGTTTTCAAGTTGAGCGGCATCGTTTGATGGTGGAGAAGTTCTTCATTAATCGTGCGGAGCTTTCTGACATTATTACTACGATGTCAACGGCTGTTGATCCTGTAACTGAGCGTGAGTTGATTTTAGCTGGACATATCGGGAATATCCTAAGTGCTCAGATTCTTACGGCTGCGGGTATTGGTGTTGAGGAAGTCATTCCGGCCGGTACTTTCTATGCCTGTACGGCTTCTGAGTATTTTGGTGAGATGGGTATTCGAATGGATCTGTTTAGCGAACCCTTTAATAAGTACGCCAATATGGAAACTGTTAAGGGTTGGTCATTCTGTGAATTGGTTTCTTTCGGTTGCGCCAATAGTAAGGCTGTGGCCAAGGGAGTTAAGTAAAAGGGTGCTGAACGGGGAGTAATATTACTCCCCGTTCTTTTTAACCCCATGCAAAATGTATGGGAGAGTTGGGCGAGAGTCCTTGCATTGCCAAACAAAGATCAGTCAAAAATTAGTGTTCTGGATGTGGACAACAGACACATCTCGTTTACACATCCTGCCAAAGCAAGGATCTTGGTTAAACAGGGTAAGGCTCTTGTCTTCAACACTAACCCCTTCACCATAAGGTTAAAGGGAGAGAAACGGGTGAGAAAAATGGATATGCTACAAGCTGTAAAGAATTTTACCAACTATTTTAAAGAAGAACGAGATGTGTATGTGCTGAATATGTCTAATACACAAATTGCACTTCAATTTGGTAAGGCTCCGGATATTTATCCGATTATTATTCCTGAGAGTCAGAAGCCTTACAATCTAACGCAGTTCGTTCCTTTTGAAGAATTGAAAAAGAGTATGGATTTGCGAAAGATGTTGAACAGGCATCCACCTATTATGGATCTTTTGAATGAAGATGAATATAATAATTTCTATGAGAAGTTAGCTTCGGATAAAGGTACTACTGTGGATGTTGAAATATTGGAAGCGTACGAAGAGCAACGGTTACTTTTGAGTAGATCTAAGCAGGTAGATTCCGGACGTAAGCTATCTAAGGACGTTGATAAAGATGCGGAGAAAGAGGTTGTTGAAGTCCAGGAAATGATTTATCCACCCATTACTGGTCTTTGTATGCGACAGGGTGAGGATGCCGGATCGGATATGCTTCCGGAGGATGAGTTTGTTCGTAAGCTAGAGGGTATGGCCCATAATTTGAAGCGAGTTGATTACGAGTACTTACAGAGCCATTTGATTTATCAAAAGGCAAAAGACTGGGTGCTAAAGCAACTGGCTCATGTTCAAGTCTAGTTATATTTTTAATCTTCCTATATCTTGTACTATATAATTTATTTAGGGATTTGTTTGTTCAAATTCTTTTATAAGGAGTTTTTACCATGGCTCAAAATAGAATGACTGTGCATGAAGTCACATTGACTAATGCTGGAGGTGCTGCTCCGAGTACTCGTGTATGGGATCAACCGTGTCTTACACCATTGAAGAATATAAATATTTTTGTAACTTCTAGAGGTACCGCATTTCCAGCAGGTAATATAGATTTTAAAGTTTATTATGGCGGTACATGGGTGGGTGATCCATTTGTTGCTACTTCTACTTTGTCTAATGGGATACAACAAGGTGCTACCACGACACTTACCGGTGTTGAAATTTGTAATAATATTCATACTGATGCTAAGTTATACCCTGCTACGAAATTGAATAATCCAAATACACCTATGCTTTATGGACCACCTATTTCTCTTTTTATTGAGAATAAAATTGCTGCACCGGCAGCAGACATAACCATGTTGGTTTTCTTTTTATCCGAAGGCGCGGGGGATTCATTATAGGAGGTAGGACATGGAATTAGAGATAATTTCTGTATTTACAGGATTAAATTTTTGGTTGATATCTTTATTTACGGGGATAATTCTATTTATTGTTCGTAAAGTAGTTGATACAGTTAATCCAAAATTGGAGAAAAATGAATTTTATAAATTGGTTATAACTATTATGCCATTTTTACTTGGTATGGTACTGGCTTTTGTACCAGGATTACGCATTACGGAGGTACTCGCGCAATCTATTATTCTAGGTATTATTGCCGGATCTGTTTCTGGTTCTACATATCCATTTGTTAAAAGATTTTTACGATTGTTTTTAAAACAAAAAGAAAATGCTGTTAAAGGAGAGCAAAATGTTGAATAAAGGTATTTCGGACAATGCTTTAGGTAGGATAGCCGGTAGTTTGAAGTTGGTAGGACAGGAGAATATTTTTGAAGATTCTTTTAACTTTGTAGAAAAAATTAGGAACGAAGTGGGTGATACTGCTTTTTTAGAGGTTATATTGCAGAGTATACCGGAAGACGAGCTAATGCGTATTGTTAGTGAATATGTTTATAAGTGATATATAAGATGAAAAAAGTTTGGAATTGGATTAAGAAAAATATTATTTGGATAGCTTCCGGTTTGGTAGCTGTTATAGTTTCTATTTGTTATATTATATTAAGAAAAAATAGTGAAGAAGTTTTTATAGCTAGAAAAGAAGCTAAAATAGCCAGAGTACAAGCAGAAATAGCTAATTTAAATACGGAGAAGAGGATTATAGAAGAAAAAGAAGGATTTATTACTTCTGAAGTTATTAAAATAAATAATAAAATAGAAAAGTTAGATAATAAATTAAATATTGAGAAAGAGAAAATTAAAAGTATGAAACCCGAAGAGGTTCTTAAAGAGTTTGAAAACATGGGTTATTAGTGTTGTTAAACATAAAAAGTTTATTAGTTTGTATAATAATTACTAGTTTTACTTTTGTGTCTTACGCGGATAAAGTAGAACGTGCGGTTATAAATTATAAGGGTACTGAAGGCTATTTTTTTTCTTTAGATATTGGTAAGAGAGTATTAATTGATCTTAAGGAATTACAAATAAGTCGTGAGAAGATATCCTTATTGAAGGAAGAGTTAAAATTAAAAGATGAGATTATAAAATTAAAACAACTTAATATAGAGGTCACTGAGAAGATAAGTGATAAATGGAAATTGTCTTTTGAAGCTGAGCATGATTTGAGAATAAAAGAACGCGAAGTATATGAAAATAGATTGAAAGAAAAGAATGCTTGGTATAAAACGCCGACATTTATTTATATTGCAGGTATTTTGACTGGTGGTTTATTAGCAGTGGGGCTAGCTTTTGGTGTAAATTGGGCAACAGACGGGAGCATATAAAATGGCTACAGCAACGTTAACCGGAACTATTGCGTATCCGACGGTAACAGGTGGGGCTAATACATCTGTAATATTGGGAGCACCTACTATCACATCTTCGGATACGACAGGTCCCCAATTAACTTATAATGAAGGTGGTGCTAATTCTTATAAAATAGTTACAGGCGCACCTGTTGCGATTCCTTTTGGTACTGTAGCGTCTGCCGATATGGTTTATGTCGGTACTGACGCTGCTATTCAGGTTGTACTAAACGGTGGCACAGATACTTTCAATATAGCCGCTGATGGCGCTATGATGTTTTATAAGGCAGGTATTACGGCAATAACAATTACAGCAACTCCAGTGGATGCGAACGTGGTGGTGGCATTGCTAGGAGATTAGGAAGGTGAAATATGTCTATTTCTGACAAGGGATTACGTCGTGTGGCTAAGAGTTTAAATTCACAACAAACTATGGAGGGTCTTTCTTCTCGTTTATATACCGCAATTGAACCTATTTGGGAAGATCTACCGTCTTGGTTAGATGCGGAAGTACGAGAAGGGTTGGATTCTGCGTACATGGAGTTTCTGGCTAAAGTAAAGAGTTTATCGGAGACTCATTTAAGTTCTTTTTAAATACGATGATTATTGAACCCGGACTAGATGTTCCTGCTGTAGCGAATATGATTGAATTAGCTAGGACTAATTCATATCGTTTGGTGGATGTTACTATACTGGATTCTGAGGGTAAGCCGGTGGATATAGTTGAAGAAACTACACCATCTGGTTCTAAAGGTGCTCTTGATTTAGAAGTTACTGATTCTAATGGTACGAGTATACTAACAGATACTTACTGGCCAGAACCTACACCACCGACTATTAGTCGTATCAGACATGATGCTACAGGAAAATATTCTATAAAAATGCTTCCTGATGAAACTACAACGTCGGGAACTACGTTATTTAATTGGCATGCTAGAGTTAATGAGAATACAGAAAATTTATATAGAACACAAGTGATGCAAGTTGTATCACCTAAGGTTTTGTCTATTTTGCCTATGTTTCGTTTGATGATTGATAAATCGATAAAACCTAACGTTCCAGAGAAGTACTGTTATATCGGGTACAGTGATAGTATGTTAATTTTATATCTTATGCAAGGTCTTTCTTATATAAATGGTAGACCTCCGTACCCTGTTTGGAATACTTTAGATGACTTTCCTGTCAGTCAATTTTCTGATGTTCTTATACGAGCCTCTTTATATATTGGTATTACTTCGCAGTCTTTATTTGCTATTGATACCGATATACCTTCATATAGTGATCAGGGTCATAGTTTTGTACTACAGCATTTTTCAGGATTAAATCCGATGATGAATCAGTTAAGAGCTGAGTTAGATAAATATGTACCAGAAGTTAAACGTAAATTTGTAAGGTCTGGTACTGCGAGTGTTGAGACGAGAATGGGCTATATGTGGTATAACCTTATTGCCTCTTCACCAACAGGATCATTATTTAGGAATTATTATTTCAATGGATAGTAGAAAAATTAGGGGGAAAATTTGGTTTGTAGATTTTATAATTTATCAGATGACACTTGTTCAGCTCCTGGTGTCGTAGGGGATTTTGATGTGTACGGTAAAATGGTAAAAAATGGTACGTATACACTACAAAAAATAAAGAAAATGAGTGTAATTAAAGAAAAAAGATTTGCTTGTATATTTGATGTTTGCCCATTTAATGGACGACCTGTTGTTGAATATAATTTTGAAGGTGACAACAAATTCTGTTCTCAATATAAGGAGTAGAAAAATGAAAAGTATATCAGATAATGGTTTCAAAAGGATTGCTAAAGTAGCACAAGTATTTGAAGAAGACATTTATATGGAAGCCGCTGGTGGAGATCCTGAAAAAGCTGAACGAATAAAAAATATGGCAAAAGATTATGAACAACGTGCAGAAGCAGCCAGAGCTGAAGGTTGGACTGTGGAGATTAATCAAGGTCTTCCTTATGTAGCTATTGATAATCCTGAATATCCTGATGACGGATGGTTTTTTCAGGGAGACGAGGCAGATGATCTTTTAAAAGAGGTTCCTGATTGGATGAATGAGGAAGATTATATTCTTGCTCAAACCATGAATTGGTAATTAATTTTTATTAATGATAATAAACAATAAAAAAGTTAATTTAAATAATGATACTGAAGATGATAATATATTTTTTATTAATTTATTAGATCCTGATAAATGGGAAGATTTTAAAGCTAAATTAGAAGATTCCGATTATGAAAATACAAGCTTACACGAGATTATAGAGGAAACATTTGAGAGAAGATAATGGTATGCTGGAGTAGGTTTGGTGCGGATGGTTGCGAAGGTCTTGGTCATATGGCCACAGGATCTTGGTCTCGTGATATTTTCAAACATGTAAAAGCAGAACAGGAACATGCCTCTCAAAGAGCATTGTTGATAGAGCAGATTCTTGCGGGGGGAATCCGATCTGATATGTGGATGGGCGTCAAAAGTGGTAATGAATGCGCTTGTTATAAACAATCCAATAAGCAATCAGACGCCAAATGTGGCTCTTGCTATGGTGAGAGGTATGTTCCTGGTTATTTAAAATTTGGTTATGATACTGTGTGGATGTCGGCTACGGATTCTGATGTAACTCTTACAGGAGTTGAAATAACAAAGACTTTCAAATCGGCGAAAGTTGTTTTAACTTCTACTTCTACTTCAGGTACTATAGAATCAGGAGATAAATCATTTAGTCGAACAGCTTTTGGATCTACTTGGGAATCACAGGCTTTATCATTTGTCCGTATTGAAGGACAATCTAATGTCGTTGTTGAATATTCTTTGGATTCCGGTATTATTTGGGATGATATAGACAATCTCGCTACAGTAAATCCTTCTTCCGGTAATATAAGGTTTAAAGCTACATTAACGCGGGATACCACCAGTATAATAACTCCTGCATTTGAGATAGTTAGAGCAAGATATGCGAGGATTGATTTATCTTCTGGAGATGCTTTAGGTGGTGCAGATTCGGAAAAATCCGATTGTGGAGAGTACAGATTTGGACCTTGGGTATTATTGATGCGTTCAATTCCTATTAGTAGGAATACTAAGGGTGAGCACGCGGATTTGCCTGTTCAAGATAATTTAAAAGTGTGGACGGCGGGATTTTCTTTATTTGATCCTACAATTGAAATAGGGTCTGAAGATGAATATGTAAAAGATAATAAAGTTTTGTTTGAGATAAAAGATGGTGTGCAAACAGGATCTAGATATAAGGTTACAAGTTGGTCACCTTCAGATCCTTTTGCCTATGTGATAGTACAACAGACAATGGATATACGATACGTAGATCCAGTAGGACCATTTTCATTGGTTTGGTAAAAGGAAGAAAAATGGGGAGAAGCGTGAACACAAGTTTCGGGGAAGCATTTTCCAATGATTTTAAAAGGTTGGCTAAAATTGTAAAAGGTCAATCATTATCGGAAGAATCTGCGGGTAGTATAGAAGATACTGAAGGTTTTTCAGTCATAGTAACAGGTCCTAATGGGGAAAGAGAAGTATACTTTGTTCCTGATTCGGATACGGCAGAAGATTTGAGATCAAGATTGCAAAGGGATATTGTTGTAGAGCCAATGAGGGCCGGACAGCTATTGGAAATGGGCTTAGATTATTTTGATATTAATTTTAGTACTTTGGATGCGGATAATAACTTAGTTTGGGTGTGGCCTTATGATAAACAAGATGCATTATCGCAGATGCTAAAGAGATTGGAGGAATGAAATGAAACGCGGTATTTCAGATGCAGGTATGGGTAGAATTAATAGAGTTCTTAAGGTAGCACAAGGTTATGTTATTCCGGAAATTGATGAGTTTACTCAACAATATATGGAAACAGCCTTGTGGTCGACAAATGATGAGTCTGATCCAAGTGGTGGTGTTCCTTTGGATGAAAATTATAGTATAGATGATATAAATCGTGAAACTATTGATAAGATGCGAGAAGATTGTTCTAAATTTCAGTTGGAAAATGAGGAACTCCTTTCTCAAGCATATGAAGTTACGGGAAATGATGAAGCTAGAGCAGGACACGATTTTTGGTTAACTAGAAATGGGCATGGAGCGGGTTTTTGGGATGGTGATTGGGGTGATTTTGGAGATGCTTTGAGTGCGGCTGCTGATAAATTTGGTACAGTTGATTTATTTATTGATGACGATGAAATTTATCAAACGTGATGGTGGAGTATAATGGTAATGAAAACTATTAGGGACCAAGGTTTTCATCGTATTTATAAATCTCTTTATGGTCAGCAAAAATCTGATGATAAAGTACGCGGAGATATTATAGAATTTATTAAAGATAACCCTAATCCTACGGATGATCAGGTACACGATTGGTGTGAAGAAGAAGGGTATGATGTAGACAAAATAGAACAGTACATTTATGAATTGGCTACATTATATGTTATTTTTTTGACTACAGGACGGGCTAATGAAGTTGGTATTGGGCTAGATGAAGTAGATCCTAAAGAGTTAGCAATGGGGGTAGAAGTTGAATACGAGCATACAGATGATATGGAAACTTCTCGACGCATCTCCTTGGATCATTTAAATGAGATACCCGATTATTATACTAGACTTAAAAAAATGGAAGAAGAAGGTTTAAAAGCATTGGGTGAAACTGAGGAAGATTAATAGATGTCAACTGAAAATTTAGCAGATCGTAAATATGTTCCTACACAGCCTTATGATTCTACTGATCCACCCCGTTTTGGTCAATTAGTAGAAACGACTAAAGATGCTTTTGCTTCTGAGTTAAAAAAATTCTTTGATTATAAAGTAGCTGATGCCAATACAAAAATAACAGAAACACCAAATATACAAAAGTTTGCCATTGGTGCTACGGGAAATGAATCCAATTTAGAAAATTCTGTTGATTTAGTTATGGCTTATGCAGATACTCCGGATGAATTTCCGATGGTGGCTATAACTTCTACCATTCTTCGCGAGAGAAAACTGGGTATAGGGGATAGTTTCGTAACTCATGTTCAGTACGCGCCTTCTATTATAAGTAGTATTGAAGGTCCATATGATTTAACAGATGGTTGGACACTTGAGTTCAAAACATGGCCTGGTGGAGCGTCTGATAGTGAAACAACGTCCACTATAACTTTTGATGCGTCTTTATTTAGTAGTATGACAGCAGTTACAACGGCAGAGTTATGTAGCGCTATTAACAGGACACAAGCTTTATACTATAATTTAGAGCCTACGAGTGATGATAAGATAAGAATTTCTACAGGTGGTCCTTGTGGATTAACTTCTCCAAATTATATTGAAATAACTGGTGGTGATACAGATTGTTTAAATACTTTGGGTTTTGTTATAGGCGATTCTGATACTTATTTGAATACAGATAATCCACCTAAGAATAGATACGTTTCTTGTGGTGATATGACTGTGAGTGTGGATATTGTCACTGATGATTTAAATACAAGAACAGAGTTAGCAGATTTAGTATATAATTTTTTTACTTTTTATATGGAAAAGCGACGATTTCAATTTATAGGACGCTCCTACCAAGAAAGAGGCTTAGACCCTGCGGAATGGTTTCATATAATTTTTCAGAGTCAATTTAACTGGTCTGCCGAGTTGAATACTACAAGATATGGTGGAGAAACTTATGATTATATATATGCTAGAAGAGGATCTATACCTGTTTTTGCCGCCGACTATATAGATAGAGATTTAGTTACTCCCCCTGTTTTCTTAGAGCGAGATAACGTAAGACCTGAATTATATAATGAAATTCCTAATGGTGACTATTTTGGTAAGGACTGGATAAAATATAATAATAAATTACCTAGATAAACCGATCTGTTCTATATCTTTAAAAATCCCTACAAATAACAAGATAAAATAAAATGAATTTGGGCGCTTTATAAGCGGAGTCGTATGAAATACTCTCTCGATATATTTAAGTTTATTAATGTCCTATCAAACAGGAGAAAATAGACATGGTAGCTGTTGGTTATGTAGATCCTGGTAGTTATATACAACAGGTAAATGAGCCTGGTTCTGTTTCAGTAACGTCTGAAAGAACACCGGCTATTGTGGCGATAGCTCCCCGTACACGCCGAGTAACTAGTGAGGCTGTAATCAGGGGTAAGGTTTACGATGAAACGTTAACTGTGGCCGCCGTTTCTCCGCATACTGCCACTCTTACGAATACTTGCGACAGAAGCCGAAACAACTCTGTTCTATATGCAAACGCTAACGCCATGGGTTTGGGTGATTGGAGTTTTGTTGCGGCTACTATTACGGGTAATGCTGTTGCGGGTGCTACTGCTAACACTACAACTAATACTAAATTTACTATTTCTTTGGATGGTAAAAAGGTATTAACTATTACCCTTACTTCTGGTGCTGCTACCCCGATTACAACTATTGCCACGGATATTAACACGGCTCTTGCTGCTGATCCTGCATATGGTACTGCATATAATGCAGTTGCTACAACTATTACAGGTGCGGTAGCAAATGATACGCTTGTGATTACATCCCCTATTACAACTTCTGCCTCGGATGTTAAAGTTTTTCTATCGTATCAGGATTTAGCTGCTACTTATGCGGATGCAGCTTCTACCATCTCTAATGCGGCGTGGGTTCCTACCGCTGCTATTGGTTATCAGGCACCTACTGTGGTTAGGGTTACGGATGCTGTTTATAATTCTAGTACTACATATACAATTGATTATGTTACAGTGGATACTGTTGTAGATCCTCTTACTTCAGCTACAGCAACTACGCCCTTGAGTAGTATTACCTATGTTGGTGCGTATCCTGGTGCTGTGTCCTATACAAAGAATTCAGATTATGAAAAAACAGGTAATACTGTTGATTGGGTAACTACTTCTTCAGCCGAAGCAAATCTTACTGGTATTGCCGGACCCTATGCTATTGTATTAGCTACTAACGATGCTCTTTTGATGTCTATTAATGATGGAGCGCAGCTTACGGTTACATTAACTGCTGGTGGTGCTCAGACGGCTGCTCAAGTGGCGGAAGACATTAATCTTGCTCTTAATGCCAGTACTAATTATGGCCCTCAGTTCTCCCACTGTGCTTATGTTGTGGGTGGTACGACACTAGCTGTTACGACTCCTGATCCATTTGAGAATTACCCTACGGCTAAGGGGAATTCTTCTTCAGTTCAGTTTTTTACCGTGGCTAACAATGCTTTTACCACCCTGTTTGGTATTCCGGCTTCTAGCCTTCCATACGAAACCTTGGGAACTGGTAGTAGACCTGCATTCGCTACGACTTATTATGTAACTTACGATCATACGAGAGCTTCTACAGATTATACAGAACCACATAGGGTTTATAATCCAACGCAGCTTTATGAGTATACTTCTCCGTTGACTATTGATAATTATACACGGAATAAGCTTTGCATCGCCGGAGAAATTGCATTTGAGAATGATGCTTCTTCTATTTATCTCATACAGATAGATGATACGACAGTTCCTGGTACACCAAGTACCGCACAAATTAGAGCTGCAATTGATGTTTGTGAGCAGAGCAGTTCAATTACTGAGGTTATAGTTATTGATACTTCTTTGGATTCTGCCGTATATCTGCAAGAGCATGTTTCTGATATGTCTTCTCTCTATGAGAAGAAACCGCGCCGGGGCTGGTACGGGATGGCTAGGGGCTCTGATATTGGAGATCCTGATACTCCCGATACTTTAGTTTATCGGTCTACAGTCACCCTCCAGCCCGGTAACACCTCTCCCGGTAGAGGCAGGCAGATTTTGCAAGCTCCTACAGAGGCGGATAGAATTCTTACTCTAGAGGATGATAGGGAAGTTACCATAGAAGTAGATGGATCATACTTGTCCGTAGCTGTTGCCGCACATTTTGCTTCGTTGGATAATCCTTCAGACGCTATGGTGGGTGATACTATTGTTGGATTTGAGATTGAGAACTTTGAAACATATTTGGATGCTGAGAGACATACTCTCGCTGATAGTGGCGTGAATGTTATTACAATGACGGGTGGTCGTGCTGTGATGCTGGACCCCCTTACTACTGAGGCTGGGGGTGCTGGAGTTGTATCTTTTGAGGAACCTCAATCTAGTGCGGCTAATGATGTTCTGACTTCTACGATTAATAATTTACTGGATAATAATGTTCGCGGCGTTGTTCCTGATGATTTGGCTGATTTTGTCAGTGATATTAAGTCCTGGATTAAAAATGGGATTGAAGCGAATATAGAATCCGGAGTAATTGGACCGTATAGAAATGCGGATGGTACAAGTAGACGGCTTAATCCGCAGACTGATATTCGGGTAGCGCAGAGTACAGATCCACGGACATTCACATTTAAGTATTGGTATTACCTGAAGTATCCGGCTAAGAGGTTCTTCGGTGAGTACAGTGTTGACAACCCGTTTTTCTCTAGCTCAGAGTAATTGAGCAGGAGAACGGAGATACTACAAATTAAAAGGTGGTAAGATAAATGCCAGTTCCAAACACATCAGTTAGATCTAGTCATGCAGTTACTATCCGGGTTAATGGTATAACTGTGGGTCTGATACAAAGTTGGGCTCCGAACGAAGCCAGACCAACTACACCAGTATATGAATTGAATTCTGCTACTGCGGGTGAGATTTATGAACGAGTTCCTATGAATATCACAGGAACTACTATTAATGTTAATAGAGTTGATCTTTTTAATAAACGTATGGAGCAGGCATGGGGTATTAATTTTGATCTCACTATGTTAACGGATCAAACTAACCCTCTTAGTATTAAAGAAACGTGGGCAAATCCAGATGGTTCTACCGCTATTATTGTGTATTCTGGTTGTTGGTTTACATCTCTTGGAAGAAATCTTCCAGCTGATGGGGATAAAGTTGTTAGGGTCAATGCCGCAATTGATTATGTGAGAAAAGATTACTTCTAAGGAGTGGAAGTTTACAATTAGTACCTCGTAGTATACGAGAGAAAGGAGCGAAAGCTCATGTCCGTCGAGACAGACCCCCTCCGTGTGTTAACCGATTTGGCTGAAGAACTAGATGGCAAGGAACTTCAGGACATATTTATAAAGGATCAGCATAAGTTTCTTATTCGATTACTTACCGAAGAGGAACTTAATTGGAGTATTCGGTTCATCGATCCTTCGAATGTAGCGACTGCCACTAGAACTTTGCGTCTTCCTACATTGGCTATGTCCATCAGGGAGATAGATGGATCATCTGTCGAAAATAAATTATTTGATCAAAAGTGGTTGGATTTGGATGAAGATTCTAGACGTAGTTACGAATCTAAAAATAAGTACGCAAAAAAGTATTTTGCGGCTGAGCATCTCATGGAATGGTTAGCGGAACGTCCGCCTACGTTCGTACAAGAACTTGAGGATTTTTATAATGCGCTTAGTTCTCGCAGGGATGCGGCGCAAGTAGCAGCAAAAAACTCATCAGGGGAAGGTTCGGAGAAGGAAGAGAATCCGAATTCGACCGATCCTTCCCCTACTGGAGAACAATAAGGAATCAATTACATATAAAATCAAGGGTATTAGCCCGGAAGAACATATTAATAAGTGATCCTTCTGTGGATCGGATGAATTCTACCCGTTGGTTATTCGAGTACGAGAGCGCTAGATTTGAGGAGGAAAATAAGTACGAGGATTATCGGTTTTTTATGAAGGCTTTGAAAAAGACTTTACTTCATATTTATGGACTGGATATTGTTCCGGTTGAAGGCGATGATGGTCTTTTGAGAAGGACTGATGATGACGAGTTTATACCATTGTCTTTAATAGTGGGTAGAAGAGAATGGGTGAAGGATGTAGGGGAGAAATTCCAAGAATTTCAAGCACAGGAAGAAGCAAAAATTAAACCCGTTGAAATAGATTCTTTGGAGGACTTAGAAGTCGTGGAAGAATTTGATGACGGGGATATTCTATTTGATGATCCAGAAGAGATGCGGAAACATGCGATTTGGAATTCACCCCAGTCTAAATATATAAGAGAACATGAAATTGATTATGTGGATGAAGATGGTAACGAAATAGATAAAGAGGATTTATTTAAGAAAGACGAAGAAAAAAAGGATATAAATAGGAGTAGGTTAACAATCGATGATTGATCCTCAGTCATATGTGATAAATTTTGATTTATCTGAACTAATAAACGAAGTCTCGGATGTAAAAGAGGTTTATACAGACTTTGGTACAGCTGTTCAGGAGATGGCCAAAGGTGTAAAAACTGATGTAGTTGAGTTAAAAGGTTATATTGACGGTTTATCTGAATCTGTAATAAATGTCACGTCTTTATTGGATTCAATGTATGACTTGCACAATAGTCACATGGGTTTGACTATTGGCAATTTGGAAGAGTTTTCTAAAAAAGCGGAAGATATTGCTACTAATATAACTAAGATTTCCGGTTTTACTTTGAAGGATAGTGTTGGAGCGCAGACAGCTGATACAGTTCAGGATCGTTTATCCGATATTTTACCATCTAGTTCATTGGCGATGGATGCTGGTACTGCGGGGGCTGCTGCTGAAGCAGCACAGTCCACGGCTGATGCGGCGTTAGATAAAGCCGAGAGAGCTGCAAAAAGTGCAAAAGACGCGGTAAAAGATGTAGAAGAATCAGAAAGCCAGTTGAAGGCTTTAACGAAAGAAATTACAGGTCGAGTACGAGGAGAGTTGGAAAAGGGGAAGGACGCCATGGTCGGCACAGTTGGCCGTGGTATTCCCGGTGGTATTAAAGGTGGTATTATAGGATCTCTTCTCGGGATGATGATTCTTGGTATCCGGGAAGATGTTAGAAAGCAAGCGGAACGTGGTGAAGTGGCTAATGTATTTGAAGCTGCCACCAATAGCATATTTGATAGGGAGACGAATAAAGCAGTTCGCTGGTTTGCTGATTTTCAGGAAAAAGCACAGTACTATTATGGTATCGGGCGTAAAGAAGTACAGAGGGTAGTTAAACAATTTGTAGATGCGGGATTTGAAGTAGATCAATTAACGGAAAAATTTGATCAGCGTTTAGGTATTGTTGGTTCAAATGTGGAGACAGTTACTTTAGGTCTGGATAAAATGTGGGGTGTAGCTACAGGGGCTTCGTCCCAGAATGTTATTAAATTAGTTGCTGAATACGGAGATCAATTAGATGAGGCTGCGGATAAATATACAAGATTAACGTTTGCAGCCCAACGCTCCGGAATGGGTGTTAGTAGGTTTGTTGACAGTGTAATGACGGGTAGTCAAGCTCTTACACAGTATGGAATTGATGTTGAAGATGTCGTAGGTGTAATGAGTAAGTTGCAGGAACACTACGAGGCTATGGGTCTTACTAAGCAATTTGCTGGTCAGAGGGCTGCAAGGGGTCTGAGTGGTATTGCTGCGGGTATTTCTGGTATGTCTGGTGGTTTCAGAGCACTTGTAGCGCAAAGAGTAACTCCGGGTAGAGATATCTATGATACGTTACAACAGTTTCAAGAAGGTTTTCGTAGGGTTGCAGCGGGAAAAGCGGAAGGTTTTTTGCAGAAAACTATTGAGGCTGTTTCTAGTGTATCTACTGAAATGGTGGGTACGGATAGGAATAAAAGAATTTTTTATTTACAGCAACAAGGTTTTAGTAATGAAGGGGCAACGGATATTGCGGATGCAGCGGCTAAGTTTGAAAAAGGTCGTAAAATCTCTGAATTAGGTAATGCTGAAAGAGAAAAGTTGATAAAAGTATTTCAGACAGAAGGAACGCAAATGTCTGAAATGCAAAAAACTCAGAGACAGCTTATAGAAGGTCTAAGTAAGATTGGTGAAGGTGTATTAGAGATTCTTACAGGTATATTAGGCGCTTCTATCGCAGGTTGGCGAGGTTTAATAGCTGCTATTTCGGCTTTGTTTATGCCAGCGCAAGAAAGGAATAAAGCGCTGGATAAGATTAGCGCTGCTATGGAAGGTCAATTTGATTCATTGCTAAAGGGTGTGGATACCATAGCAGAAGGGTCGAAGAAATTAGGAGGAACTCAATTAGGGGGAAAGTTACAGGATATTGTTGCACCAGTTAAAAAAGCTTTGAAGACAGATTTTATTGGGCCTAGCGCAGGATTTACGGGAGAGCCCGCTGTTATTTTAAGGCAAGCTGTTCTAGGTCAGACCAGGGAAGAAGCCGTTGAATCAACTGTAAAAGCGCAACGAATGCGCGGATTCCTGTTAGATTCTATAATGGAAGAAACTTCAGATTGGTGGAATAATACATTTGGTCCGGGGAAAGAGGGTGTTATCATAGAAGAAGAGGAAAGAGAAAGTTTAAAAGAGTCTTTTCAAAGGGAAGAGGAGGGGGGGAGAATGTCTCCGGTTCCTTATCCTCTTCAACAAATAACAGAAAGACCCAGTACTCCTGCCATGGAAGAAATGGGTATGCCTGCTGCGCAGACTGTGCAAGAATCGCCGAGGATGCCTTCACCGGCTAGGAGAGTTCCTACTACGGAAAGTACACGTCTTGTTAGCCAACAGCCTGTACAGGCTATTACCGTGCGAAGTATGATAGACCAAGGAGATATTAGGGACGCAGTTCTTAAAGGTGAAATTCAGGCAGTAGGTGAATAGATGCTCGTAGATCCAACTCAAGTAGAAGAAGTAAAGACCAGATTTACCGAGTTGGGATCTGCTATTGCTGAAGTTTCTGATGAGAATGCAGATGCGTTCGATGATATGCTTGACTCTATAGATTATTTTAAAGAAGCCGTTAAAGAGTTGAATATAGAAGGTTTAGAGAATATTGAAGAAACTATAAATTTAATTGAAAATCAAAAAAATGCTATTTCCAATACATTTATTTCTTTTGCAGAGAAGTCCGGTATTTCTTTGTCACTTTTTAATAATACTTTAGATGACGCAACAGAAAAATTTTCTTTATTGTCTAATGAGGTTACAAAAGAGGTTGTGGAACAAGATAAAGTAGTTACGGAAATAGATTTTAATGAAGAAGAGCGGAAACTAAAAGAAGAAGAGAAGAAGCGAAAGGAAAGGGAGCGCAGAGAAAAACAGAGAAAATTTGAAAAAAGCGTTATTGGTAGAGAAGTAAAAAGTTTAAAGAATTCTATTACAGGTATGTTAAGAAAAGTACACTTACCATTGCCAGGTGCTATTTTAGCCGGTGGTGTGATGTGGATGGCTTTTGGTTTTCAGCGGAGAGATAGAATACAACGTGAAGCTGGAGAAGTAACCAATATATTGATTACTATGTATGATAGTGCTGTAGATAGGATGGTCCGATCAGGAACCAATTATATTTCTAAATTGCAGGAAAATCTACAGCAATTTTATGGTATTGCTAGGCAAGAAGTTCAAGGGGTTGCACAAGCGTTTGCCGAAGGTGGATTGACTATTGAACAGATGCTAAGCGAAGTAGATACGGATATTCGCGGGGTTGCTGATAATTATCTTACTTTGACCCTGGGTATTGATAAGATGTTGGAATTAGCGGGTGGTGATACAGCCAGAAGGACTATTACTTATATATCCGAGTATGGAAAGACTTTAGGTGAGGCAAGAGACACTACGCTTAAGATGATTTCTGCGGGTATGGAATCTGGTATAGGTGTTCAACAATTTACTAAAAATGTGGAGAGTGCGGCGGGTTCCTTACAGAAATTTGGATTTGATATTGATGATGTTATTGATTTATCTATGACTCTACAAGATAGCTTTGAAAAAATGGGTGTTCCTCGTCAATTTGCTGGTAGACAAGCGGCAATGGGTTTAACCCAGATGGCATCCAGTATCGTTAATATGTCCAATGAGTGGAAGATGATGATTGGCGAGGAGATGGGTTTTGGTAAGGGCTTAGACGCTATACAAAAGATGCAGGAAGCTTTTAGTAGGGTCGCCGAAGGTGGGAGAAAAGATGAACTGATGAAATTTATAGAAAAATTGGGCGGTGTAGTGTTGCGTGCTGCCCAAGGTGACGAAACTTTAGCCAAATATATTTTACAAGAAGCCAGCGGTCTTAAGATGGGAGTAGAGGGTTCTAATAGTATTATGATGGTTAAAAGGGCGATAGATGAGGGAGATATAAAAAGAGCGGAAGAAATTGTGGATAAAAATATAAAGACTATTCAGGAATCTCTTCAAACTGAAAAGCAAAAACAAAGTAGATTTCAGCGTAATATGAATGAATGGATGCAAGGTATTTCTAAGATGGGTGAAGGTATTCTCAGTGTAATGGGGAATCTACTAGCTACTTTGATTGGATTCTTTAGATCTGTACCACAAATGATAATAAATTACCTGCGTGGTGATGAAGAGGCTAATGAAATACTGTTAAGTAAAGTAGGCGATCTGTCTTCTGGTATGGATAAAGGTTTTAAACAGATGATAGGTGGTTTACGAGATATGAAAGGTGCCGCTGAAAGATCGGGAAAAACAATATTAGGATCAACTTTTGATAATTTAGCTAGGGCTATAGAATTTGATCCATTAGGTAAAGGGGAAAAGGAGCAAGAGGGTCAACCCATTGCAATTCTGTCTTCGGAAGAAATACAGAAGTTAACTCCAGAAGAACGAGCAGAAGTTTTACCCTCTATTTATCCGAGACTTAATCCTGTACGTATAAGAGTTCCTCATTCTGTACCTCAAATTGGTATGGGGTCTGAGGAAGTTCCCCGTATGGTGGAACGCTATACTCCTACTACGGAGACTATTAGAGTTGTAACCGTTCCCGTAGAAGTAGGGACGGAAGAGGCTACTTATGAAGTTCCTATTGCAGAATCTTATCTAGAAACACCCGAAGGTCAGATCAGATTGGAAGAAGAGCAATGGGTTGGAGGCCAGCTGTCTATAGTCTCCAGTGGAACTGATCAATTAGGTAATATTAATTTGATGTTGATGGGTAATTGTCCACGTTGTGGGTTATTATTTGGGGATGAATCTGCTATTACAGAAACTAGAATGGGAATGCGTTCTTATAGTGAAGTGGATGAAGAAGCATTGGCCCGAATGATACGTAGTGAAATGGGTCGTAAGCCGCTTACAGGGACTAGGGAAATTGAAGCTGCGGGAATTGGATTTACTGCTTTAAACAGACTAAAACAAGGTGGGTTCGGACAGACTTTGGAAGAGGTTATAACAGGCGGTACGGGATTTGGTAGACAGGGCACAACTAAAGGTGGGAAGATGCGCCCTTATGCAACTAAACGCGAAGCTACTAAAGAGAGTCGTGAATTAGCTAGAAAAATTCTTGAGGGTCGTGCTTTAGATCCTACGGGTGGAGCTACCTATTTTTATCATAGCACCTTGGGTAAAGGTTATGGACCCAGAGATCCAAGTAAACGTGTAGCAATGCCTAAATTTACTAGGGGTAAAGTAAATACCCTTAATATTAATAGGGCTTCTTTCTGGGGTTCTGGGGGTAAAGTAACGAAAGAAGCTACGGATGCGGCTAAATGGCGGGAAAAAGAAGAGGCGCGTTTTATTCGAAAGCAGGAGTTGCCGCCCATGGTACAGTTGAGAGAGATTGAAAAAGAACGAGGAAGAGAAAAAGAAGGTGAATGGGGTGGATTACCTTCTATATTTACATTGGAGGATTAGATGACTGCCATTGCACAATTATTTAATGAGACTAGTAGTATCCCTAATTTTGCCAAAGCTCTGGAACGTGCACTGAATCCGTATGAGGCTGTGTCTTTGCGCACACCTTTTTATCTAACTTCTTCTTATCGCTTGCGTTATGGAATTCCTGGTGTAAGTATGCATGTGAATCCTAATACAGTTTCTTTTCGTTCATCTAAACGTATAACTAAAAAAGATACTCAAGGTGGTTCTGTATTTGTTCATTGGACTAATAGGGTCGGTAGGAATAATGATATTCTTCAAATGGAGTTTTCCGGACAAACAGGGAATATAAATCTTAAACGCGGCGGGTATAAAAAAGGGGGTTGGGTTAATGAGGTATCCGGGCGTATAGAAAAGGGGGTTGATTGGTTAAACCAGAAATCCGCTGAAACTATTGCTCAAAGGGATGCCGCAGTTGGTTTAGAACAAAAAGGTGTTGCTAAAAGTATGGCGGGCGCTGCTAAGTTGGCTAATTTTCATAATTTGCATACGCTTACTAGAGAACCTGTGATGGACCCAAGAAGTGGGGCACCTGTTTATTATTATATAACATATTCCAGTCCTTTATTTGGTAATACTCTCATTACTTTTATTGGACATTTTGATAGACCTCTGGAGTTTACAGATTCCGCAGAACCTACACCATTTAGTGTAAATTATAATTTTGGATTTACGGCGCAGAATTCTTATCCTTCATTGGATTATATTTATAGTGTTTTGGTGTCTAATCTGAGTAGGGAATTTATGAACGATTTGGGATAAAGAATGGCAAGTTTAGACGAAGTAGCATACGCAGATGTTTTGGCCGGTGGAACTGTACATAGGACAGCTTTTCCTGCGTATAGAGTATTTATTTATGGGCAAGAAATTACTAACGATGTTCTTTCTGTGCGGGTAAATCAATCTGGAGGTAGTGCGGAGAGAACTCCAGGATCTTGCGCTATTACCCTTAATAATCATGAAGACCGTTATATTATCACACATCAGGATTTAATCGCAATAGGACAATCTATTGCAAATTATAACAAGTATATAGATGGAACTATAAAAAAGAGTGAATATAATAATATAGATGAGTTCCAGCATTTAAATCAGGATCTTTGGGATGCTATTAGTTCCGGTGTTAGTGATGAGAATCTTGGTGTCGATTCTTTTAGTAGCGAAGTACAAAAAGAGTTGATGAATTTAAGGGAACAAGAGGAGAATAAATTAGCAGTTGCCTATGATGCTGAGACTCCGTGGGGGTCTATCAAGAGATCTGTTATAACGGAAAAATTGGGATACCGGAGTAAAGTTAATCCTACCAATTCGGAGTCGGAGTTAGTTAAATATCCGGGTGGTATTATACATGATTATCCTTTTCAAGAAGGTGATTGCGTATTTCATTCTAATGATCCTGTTCGCGTAGTGTTTAGAGATCCTTTTGACGCACGCAGATGGTATTGGATGTTTACCGGATTTGTTACGAGTTATACTGAGGATTCAGATGTAAATAAAAGTTCTAATGTTACAATTACATGTACTGATGTAACAAAAATGGCCAGATACTCTCTTATTCAATTGTCTACGGGTTTAGCTGATCCTAATATCGAGGATGTTCTTCGTGAAGAATTGAATACTGTTTCGAGCACCGGGGTAATTCCTTTTCAAGAAATTTTTGAAGGTTTTACTATTTTTGAAATATTAGAGACAATATTTTTTGGTTCGCAATCTGCGGAAAAAGTTATTAATGAAACGGTAATGCGTGAGATAGCTAATATGGATGCGGATGCCAGGTTGAATTATTTGACCAATATAATGAATATTAGTCCGAATGAGCTAGAGAAAATACTGCCTGGTCCTGATGTGAGGGCAGAGACACTTACGGAGACCGGAGAAAACGTAATTAGAAAACATAAACAAGCAGGTAGAATAGAACGCTTGGATAAATTGAATATGGCTGCTGTGACCAGTTCTCGTAATGTTGGATTTAAGCGTAGGTCAGATGCCATAGGATTGCACTATATATATTTTCAATATGACGGGGCTGAAGCTTCAACCGGGGATAAGGCTTTGGGTAGTGGTATTGAGGACTTAAATAAGTGGAATGAAATTATACATCACAGGGTTAGGGAAATAGATTTAACAGATATGTTGGATCGAGATGAAGATATACCTACTGAATTGCTTACGTCGGGAATGCCGAAGATAGAGGATATAATAACTGTTATAGGAACTAATTTAGACAAGTATCCTGTTGGCGGGGGTAAAGTTTACTACTTCGCCCCAGCTACTTTGGATACTAATTTGGGCGATGTTTTGGATCGGGGGATGGGTACGATAAGCTCTATCCATTCTCATTTTAGGGATAGATTGTCATATATTTATGATTTGGCGCAGAGAATTGATTTTAGATTTTATGCTACGCCTAAAGGCGATGTGATCTTTGAAATGCCATTTTTTGATTTTGATCCGGGGGAATTCGTGGGTAAGTATGGAATTGCAGATAGCTATGTTGATGACGTGAATAAAAGTTTTAACAACAGTTATAACGATATTTTTGCAAAATCATATGACGGTGAATATTCTGATGTAGATAAACTAACCAGTATGGTTTTTGAGACTACAAAGCTTGATGCTGATTTAGAATTATATAATTATGAGAAGAAAGCTGAGTTTAATTATGAACGTGAATTTACTGTGGAAGAGCATGAACAGTTAGGTTTTAGCAATACTTCTACGGATGAAGGTGTTCTTACTGTATATAGAGCGCAGCCCAATTATTTTAAGAATCAAACAGCTCTGAATAACTTAGAAACAAGATATCAAATATCTTCGATAAAGGAGTTGATTCCTATACTGGGTGTTAGAGTGATGGATGGTAATGTTTGGGGTATTTTAGAAGGTGACAGAGCTGCTCAATTTTTTTGTGCTCTTGAATTAAATAGGGTTAATGCAGAAGCTCGTAATACATCTATTCCGGTAGTACCTATGTTTGGTTTGATGGTAAATAGACCTATTTTTTGGAGGAAGCGAAATTATTATGCAAATATAGTTAATTTGCAGCACAGTATTGTGTGGAATTCTAATGTTGATACAACAATTAACGTTAATCAAATTAGAGGTTGGGGTGGTAGGCTAGATGATAGGGGGAGACCTATACACGCGCATTTTGGTAATGGTAATAGACCTTATAATTTAGCGGAGTTGCTGAAACAAACTAAAGTAGAGACAAATAAGAAGAAGTAATGGGAAGAAATATTGTAAATAAGGAATCTAGTTCTTTTTTAAGTCGTAAGTCTAAGGAGAATTCTTTTATGAATAGTATACATCGGGCTAGGGTAACTGATGTATATGTTGATGAGGGGACTGTAAATGTATTGTTTGAATCCTTAGCTTACAGTAGAAAAGTAACAATTCCTTTATTAGGTTTGTCGGTTCCACCCAAAATGAATGAGAGTGATAAGAACTATTTACGTTCTTCCTGGGGTCGATATATACCGCAGGTGGGAGATTCTTTACTCATTGCGTTTGATGCTAATGGTACGGCTTATGCTTTAGGTTATCATGCTATTTTCTATGAGGGTTTTGATCAATATGATCAAGAAAATGAGGCCCGGGGTGGAATTGGATGGGGTCCTGCATCGGGCAGAGAAAGATTGAGACCCGGTGATTGGGATTTTATGAGTGCACGTAATTCTGTTTTACACTTAGGCGATAGGGCGAAGATACGTAGTGGACCCCATAGTATTAATATAAATAAACCAACGGGTGATATTACTACTACAACAACATTAGAGATAGAAAATGTGGGAGAGTCTTCAGAAATAAGAAGGGGTGGTGCTAGACGTAGAGTTTTGCCAACAGATGAACAAGAGACTAATATATATAGTGCTAGAGGTGGTCAGGCACAGGAAGTTAATTACGATATACGATATGGTGGATTAATTCCTGGTGGTACCACTATAGCGCGTAAATCTTGTGGGGATGTTATTAATGATACTCTATTTTCTCCTATGATTGGAGAAGCTGGACAATTTGTAAGAGATTATACACTGTTAAAGGATTTGAGCGGTAATATTGATGTTTATGAAGAAAAGATTGATACATTAGGAAATTTTGTTGTATCTGCTAATTTAGCGACAAAATTTTCTTGGACTACGCCATTGGCCCAGTGGAGTGTAAATAATCTTAGTACAAGTTTAACGGCAATTACTTCTGTTGATATAACAGGGGTTACGGTTAATATCACTTCTAGTGGTTCGATGAGTCTAAATTCTACAGGTACCATGAGTTTGAGTTCTTCGGCTTCTGTTGCTGTTAGCGCTCCTAGCATAAGTTTATCCGGTTTTGTTAATTTAGGAAGTGCGGCAGCAACTGATCGGGTGGTTAAAGGCGATAGTTTTTCTGCGGCTATGGTTACATTTTTAACTGTTCTTAGTGCTTCTTTAAATACAGCGTCAATATTTCCTCCAAATTTGCCTTTAGCTGCTGCGGGAGTTGCGGCAGCAACTTTAGCTGCATTGTTGCCCACACCAGTTTGTTTAAGTACTACTGTTAGGACTGTTTAAGGTTTGTAAATGTTTTGTGTTAATATAATTTTTGGGAAGGAGTTTTTATATGGGTTCTCCAGCTAGACCTTTGGCAAAATGTGTGGCTAGATGGATTTACGAACAGGCTTCCAAAATTTTGGAAACTCTGAAAGCTTTACTCCTGAGTATTATAGCGGCTATTGATGCTCAAATCGCAGCATTACGAGCGTGGTTAGCTCAGTGGGATGTTTTAGCCAAGGCCGAGGAATTTTTGTGGGAGCAGTTTCAAAAGGTTATTGAAGCTATCAGAGAACAGTTAATGAGTGCACCGGAAGGACCGCTAGCTGAATTTTGTCCGGAGTTTTATGAGTACTTTTTAGATCCTGCGAGAAGTCTGTTTGAGAGTGCGGTGAGTTCATTGGCTATTACCAGAGAAAGTTTTCACAATATGGTTAGTTATATGGATGAAGTGGACCAACTTATATCTTATTGGGAGGATACAAAGATTCAATTGGTTGCGTCAGTACAAATTTTGGATGACGCCATATATCAAGCCTTGATGCGCGAAGCTGAACAAGTGCCATAATGTCTTATACGCTACAAATAAAAAATGGAGATTACGTAAGGAGCTTATCCACAGGTTTATATAAAAAGGTGACGGGTAAAGCTAAGACAGAGCAAGATTGTAAAATGACTTTATCCACAGACGTTAGAGATATTGGTGGAATCGGGTGCGGCTTGGATTCTGCTGTGGGATTGGACCAAAATAATCCTTCTGCGGCAACATTAAATGTGCCGGTTATGCTAGATTTTCAATTATTGGTCAGAAACGGTTTGGAGAGACTTAGACGAGCACAAAGAACTTATCAATTTAGTCAGCGAACGGCAGAAGAACTTATTTATGATTTTTCTCCCGTGCAGTTTTGGCCGGATTTAGCTGATGGTAGAATAATTCGTTGGAAATTAGAAATTATTACAGTATCTGGGGCTGCTAATTTTCCGGTTAGCGGTTCATTAAGGAGCTGATTATGAGTGTTGGAAATATAACGGCACCGCAATTTGGGGTGATGATAGCAGATGGGGTTAATCTCAGAGATCCCACTCTGGATACGGCTATAGGTCCGGTTAGAGACTTACAAATAGATCCTGTATCAGAGGTGATGGAGGACCAGAATAAGCGTGTTGTTTATGTAAATGATTTAGCTAGCTTGAAAAATGTAGAAAAACTTGTTCCCGATGATGTTGATAGCATTATGTTCAACGAGGGAATTGTTCGGTGGGATGGTTCTCGCTCTATTGTGGTTGTTACTTTTTCCAGGAATCAAACACCGACGGCAAATATTACGGTGCCTGTTAATTTCCCGTTAGCCACTATCGTAGATCCTGAAACGGGGGTGGCTATAAATTTTAGGACGATTGAAACCCAGACCATGTTTTTTGCTTCTCCTGATGCTTATTATAACGCGGAAACAGAGAAATATGAATTAGATGTTTTAGCTGCTTCGGTATCTACCGGGGAAGAGACTTCGATAGGTGCTTATACAATAAAGACCATGCGAAGGCCGTTGTCAGGTTTCGATGAGGTTTATAATAGGAATCGTAGTTCTTCTGGTAGGGGGACGGAGACAAATAGAGAAGTAGCTGATCGTTATCTTCTTCATGTAGAAGGTAGTAATATAGGTACACCAGCAGGCGTAAAAAGTTATGTTCTAGATAATTTTAATACAGTGTACGATGCTTATGTGGTGTATGGACAAGATACTTTTCTTACACGTGAACAAACTGATGCGGGCGCTGTGGATGTCTGGGCGATGACTGAGGCCCCTGTAGAGAGAACGTACACTACAGGCTATCCAGGAGTAGAAACGCTGATAGAAGTGGATAGACAGCCCTTGATAAGGGTTTTGGAAGTAGCTACTACAGGTGGAGTAACGTTTGTAGAGGGAACAGATTATGAAGTGATAATAGGAGAAGGTGAATATTCGTATAGTAACATGGCTGAAGACGGTATAAAATTTATATCCGGTGGTAGTGCACCGGCTGCTTTGGATGATCCTGTTATAATTACATTCGAATATAATTCTATGATTGAGACTTTGGCCTCATATTTTACGCAGCCCAGATTTTATTCCATGGGTATGGATAAATTATTTAGAGCGGCTCAACCTAAGTATCTTGAGATAGAGGCTAATTTAAAAGTTAATTCGGGTAATCCTGATAGTGTGTTATTAACGGTTAAGACTGCGGTGACTGAGTATATAAATGGGTTGAAGCTGGGTGATGATGTAGAAGAGTTTGATATTGATAGGGTTGTCTCGCAGGTGCAAGGCGTGGATAATTGGACTTATATTACGTTGGCTGAACAAGATGGAACGGGAGTATCGGATATTGCCGTAGATCCTGCGGAATATGCCAGAATACTTAGTACGGATTTTGTTATAAATTTGGTGACATAGATGGCTAAGTATAATACATTTATTTATGGTACCGGTATTTTATATGGAATGGCTATGTCCATTACGGGAGTTTCTCCTTTTAGGGGTCCTTCTACGGGGGGAAATAATTTTATTATAGAAGGATCTGGTTTTGATCCGCTTCAGTGGAATGATGATTTCACAGCAGGGGTTTTAAATTTATCACGTTGGACGGACATTTCTGGGGGCAGCGGTTCTTTGACCACAGGATCTTCACATTTGACTCTGGATACAGGTGCTGTGGGGGGTTCTATTGCAGGTGTTGAGTCTAAAGCCGTGTGGACTAATGTTCAATCGGAGATTCGGGTAACTATACCGCATATAACCGTATACCCTGTTTCTACAGTTTATTTAATAAATTATGTTTTGTACGTAGATGCAAATAATTATGCTTCAATGCGGTTGGAACTGGATACGCAAGGTACGATGACTTTAGTTTGTGATTTATATAGTTTGGGATCGTTGGTAACTAGTTATAGTACTCCGTGGACCAGAGGCTTGTCAACATTTAAGATATTAAGGTATAATGATAAAGTATATTTTATTGCTAATGGTTCAGTAATTTATACTGAAGTAGGGATGTCAACTTCTTTGGCCACGTATAGAATATACGCAGATAATGTAGCAGCGGCTTATGCCGTATCAGGTATTATAGTAGAGAGTTTTGTTTTTAGACCATATGCCGTATTTGCCGATAATCCGGTTCATGATTCGGTTACAGTGTCTGTAAATAGAATGCGGGGTACAGTAGTTCCTAGTACAGATACTAAAGGTCAATCTGCGGCTTATGCGGGTTTAGTTGATGTATCTGTAGTTGCAGGCGGTACTTATACGGCGTTGAATGCTTATGAGTATTATTATTTAGATTCTTTGCGTGTTATAAACAGTGAACAATCGGATATAAAAATGTCATTCATAAATGATGCGCAGATTAAATCTAAGACCGGAGTGAAAAAAGGCGTCGGGGTATAGTATGGCTATTGACGGTGTATATAGGTATAACGAGTTAATAGATAATATTGTTGGTGGGGATTTTTACAGATCTTTGGGCATGGTATTGCCTTATCGATCTGGTAAGACGGAAGTAAGGCTAGAAACAGGGACACCTACTAATGAATTTGGTGTTTATATAAATGATAAATTTACGGGTACTGTTTTATCCGATGCTGAAGGTAACGTTGTTTTTTGGAGGTATTTAGATCTAGGGGATAACGAGATAATTTTGTTAGACCATTTGGATGGTCGTCAATTAAAATCCTATGTTACTCTGAGGGATTATGCTATTTGGCTAGCTTCTTATGCAGAAGTGCTGGAGTATATTGATGATAATATACAAGAGACTCAAGATGATTTATCGATAGAGAACGTAACTATAAATGGGATTGAAGATCATTTTGGAGAGGCAATAAGAACATATAATAATTTAGGCCAGGACTTAGATACTTATCGTAATTTTATTCATGAGCTTAGATTGGGTTATAGAAATTACGGATCTAGGTTCAGGGGTTTAGAGACTGCTGTTGCTGAATTTACTCAAATTCCACCGTTTGGTTATTCCCGTAGAATGTGGGGTCCGAATTGGTTTTTAGACCATTCTATGGCTATGAATCATAGGTTTAAGGAAAGATCACATAGTATATCTACTACGGGTAATATAACTGGAGTAACACCCTTGGGCGTGGAGGCGGATGTTACTCCTAGCGCTTTGCACAGACTATATTATACTGCGGGTACTAATGAGCTTAATTGGGGGCCTTTCGGTATTACAGGACCCACTATACAGGCTGCTGATGGAGATTTATTTATACCGGGTTATCCTAGTACAGTAGCAGCTTATATCTTAGGGTTGGCGGGAACTTTTAACATAACTATTGGTGTTGACGATATTTTGTATATGGATATTGATAACCACGGTTTAATTGCAATAACAATTACTCCGGGCGCTGCCGTTCCTTTGGCTACGGTTGTTACGGATATAAATAATGCTTTGGTGGCAGATGTTCGTTATGGTGCGCCATATGCTGCGTTTGCTTCTGTTTACAATTCTAAGTTACTTTTACAGTGTCCTTTGGCTCCTAATTCTAGTATAAAAATAGAGCACGGGGTACAGAACATTGCGCCAATAATATTGGGAAATAAACCTGGAGACTTTGTTTTTTATCCTAATATCAGAAATGGTGTTTATATAAATAAAATACAGGGAAATCCTTCTGTATTGGGCAATGCGGATTTAGAATACGAATATGATGGTAGCGTTACTCCGGTGACTAGGAGATTAAGATGGAGATCGTTTGGTGCTGTTTATAGTCCTTGGGTGTCTATAACACAAAATGGTAATTATATTTTAACAGATAGCTTAAGTGCTCAATTGCATGTTAATTGTATTACGGATTTAATGGATGTTCTAGTAGCGCCTTGGCCTGCTACTGCTGTTGTAAATTTTTCTATTGGTTATAATAGGACGAGAAATAATTTGGCGCAAATTTTAGGCTTGTGGATTAACTGTGATACTTCATTACTACCTGCTGCCGGTGTGACTATAGACACAATAACAGTGGCCGATGATACTAATTATGGTTTTGATGAAACACCTGATAATTGGTGGATAGAAACACCGCCCCCATCCATTACAACCACTATAGATACATCTGATGTTATTGAAGGTAAGCCCGATCCTTTAGACCCTAATCCTGCGTTTAAATGGATTATAGAGGAGACTGTAGGAGGAGAAACTGCGTTAGAGGTTCGTTCTCATGTGCTGAATTGGCCTATGCCAAGGCCAGGTCCACGTGGTACTAATTTTCCCCAGAGAAGTCGGGGGATGTTCTATGATTACGAGGGATTTGAAGCCAAAATAAATGGTTGGTTCAGAAGTTATGGTGCGGGTGTAGCTACAATAACATTAGCCTTTAGTTTTGATAATGGAACTACGTGGGTAGGCAGTGGTGCATTTCCCATTGTAGTAGATACCGGGGGTTTAGGTTATGAGGGAGCAACATACGCTGAGTTTGAGACTATAGTACCTCCCGATTCAGTTCCACCAGGGAGTTTAGATAATGGTATTTTAGTATCTGTTGCTATTGATAAACCTGGAGGTAATATAAAGTTTTCTATAGATGCAATGAATGTGGGAATTAATTTAATTTCTTCAAGTTATTTGGCTACAGTTACGCAGGTGAGAAGCAGACACAGACAGTATTTTGGTGAATTGGTTTGGTTATGGTCTCCGCATCCTTTATCCCTGTTGGAGAAGGAATACTTAGGATTAAGACATAAAAAATCTAATATTACTATACCTTTATCCGGAGTTGAAATAACGCATATATCTGAAACTACACCGGCTGGGGTAGGTAATATAGAATATGAATATAATAGTGTGGGGGATACAAGAAGATTAAGGTGGGAGACACTTGGAAGTACTTACGGTGCTTGGGTTTCTTTGGTGGGTAATGGATCTTATATACTAACTTCTGCGGATGGTTCTACTATTACAGTTTCGATAACGTGGAGTTTATTAAAAATTTTGAGCGGAACTCCACCGGCAGCAACTACGAATAGAGATGTGACAATTACTGATACTACGGTTAATCAGGGTCATGCTCGTAGAATATCTGCTGCAAATTCTTCTATTGATTTATTGGATGTAACTGAATACGATTCTAATAATAATCCCACTAATTTGTTTGGGGCTATTAGTGAGGCTGATTTTAGTGTTTGCACGCATGTGAATACAACGATAAGTGCGTCTGATCCTTTTGTCTATGCTTATGTATATCCTACGCTTTTGCCTGTAGAAGATGAGCAGTTATCTTTTACCCCGGTTGGTCCAAACTGGGTAGCAACTTTGACTTATGCTTCTGATCAAGATCAGGTTAATGCTATTTTATACGAGGATGGTATTGCTTTTCCAAACGATTTATGGAGTTTTACTGCGGCTAATCAGGTTACAATTACTTCTAGTTATTCTGCTTCTTCCGTATATACAATAGATTATGGTTTAATATATCAGGTTACAGTTCCGGTCATGGATTTAACAGGTTACAATTTGATTGATCATATAATATTTGCAGACTATTTTTTATGGGATCGTTTGGATAAGGAACAGGGGGAATATGATGCTACGATTCCCTTATTTTTCAATCCTAATAATGGACGAGCAACTCTAGTAGAACAATCTACTATGAATATGTCAGATTCTAATATAAATGTGGAAGACGGTTCTAATACTTATACGTTGTCCCAAAGATACTGGAGATATCTGGATTCTAAAACAGTGGAGATCGATCTTTCACAGTTAATTGCGGGGGCTACTTATTTTTTAAGTCATAAGGAAAAGAGAGTTTATGGTAAGAGTAGATTGACGGAAGTTTTTGAACATCGTTCTGGCATTAATAACGCCGCGTGTTTGGCTGCTTCATGGAATACTATAGAAAGAAATGAAAATATTAGAAATGATCATGATTTTCATCAATTGAGGTTATCTGTTACAGGTATACGTGATTTACGAGATTTTAGAATTAGGTCTATGACCTTGAAGTGCTTACACGCGTTTGGAGTAAACAGGTGGGTACCCGCTCTTACTGAACCGGCATAGGAGGTAAAAATGTCTATAGTTTATTTACTAGGTTTTCTTTGGTCGATGCCACTTTCTATTTGGGGTTGGTTACTAGGAATATTCTTGGCTATTACAGGACAAATATCAAAGCTTGATTTTGATTCTAATTATATTTTAACTTGGGATATGCGTGATGATGGGTGGTTTTGTAGAAAATTTTTTAAGGAAAAAGGCTGGGCGGGTTATAGTTGCGGTAGTAATATATTTGTTGTGGATACTAATGGAGAGAGATGGAGAAGAACAATAAAGCATGAAACTATGCATTGTTATCAACAGTATATATTTGGTATTTTACTTCCTTTTTTGTATATATTTAATAGTATTTTTATTTGGTTGTTTATGAAGGATAAACATAGTTATTATGATAACAGGTTTGAAAAAGCAGCTAGAAAGTATGCTGGGCAGAAAGTTAATATTCCCAAGTCCGAATGGCCGAAGGGACTTCAGGATCGTTGGGCTTGGTGGTAACAGGAGAATAAAATGAGAGGTAGTAGATATCCCGATGGGGTTTTGGTGGATCAGGTTGCATTACGACGTACTGAAACTTCTAAAGCAGAAGAAATAAAGCGCAATCGTGTTGATTGGACTTCTCGCGGAATGGAATCCGGGGGTGAGATCACAATTAACGCAGTGGATAATACTCGTATTGATATAAAGCAACTAACAGGTTACGTGCCTAATGGGGAATTTATCAGTACTACTAGTGACTATTATTCTATTGTTCTTGATGATTATACTTTAGGTGTAGTGAATTATGTTTGCGCTGTTTATACTGAAGACGACATTGGTAATCAGCCTCATGAGAGCGATGGAAACGTATACCCCACGGAGGCGGCATTAGCTTGGAGAATACGGGTATATAGTGAAACTAATTTTTTAGCACTTCCCTTAACGGATAATAATCTGGCTAATGACGCGAGGGACAGGTGTCTTTTAATTGGTAAAGTTAGTGCTAATGGTGTGGGGAATGCGTTAACCACTTCCAATATTTTTAACCCCACTGTTTATAATAATATTCTTTATGCTAGCCCCACGGTTTTGACTACGATTACTGGTGTTACCATTCTTGCCGTAGATTCTAGTACTCCTACGGGGGATGGGACGCTTACTTATGATGACACAGGTGCGCCTAATTATACCCTTCGTTGGCAGTCTTCTACGGGCGGTCTTGGTCCTGTGGAGACATTTACTGTAGATGAGATTAGGGACATAGCGGATGGTTCCGGTAATACAATTCGTGTACAGGTAATTATATCCTTGTTGCCGGTTATTGGAGGTTCTACTACAGAGACTATAACCATTGTTAATTTATATTATCAAGATATTCCCAGATTAACTGGTGAAGACACGTTACATCGGAACTTTATAGGCACCGGAATTGTAGGTCCTAATAATCCGCATGGTCTTAGTGCTGATAATATTGAAGGTGCAGCTACCTTAAGTTTATTAGAAGAGCATCAGGATATTCAGCATTGCAACGGTATTTGGAGAGGATCTTATTTAAATACTTTTGCAATGAGCTTAACTATTAATACACCACCAGGTGGCGATACCTTGAATGTACAACCACCCATTGCTGGTGATTTATACTACGTAAATGGTAAAAAATTAGATGGTATGAGTCCTACTTCTATTTTGTTTACACCGGCTAATTTTACTGCCGGAGCATTAGGAACCACGGTAAAAGAGGGTTCGAAGTTATATGAAGTATATGTGGATCAGAACGAAGCCCTGGTAGTTAATTTGCGTACGGATACTAATCCCGCTACTTTGCCCGTGCGCACGGTTACTGGTACTTGGATTATTGATATGTCCGATGATCATCCAGCTACTACCACATATGATTTGAATTGCGTGGTTGCTGCCGCTGTATATACTTTTTCTTGGGGTCCTACGGGTGGAACTACGGGAGATACAGTAACTATTGACAATACTGTTCCTCCTGGTGCTTCTGATCCAGAAGGACAAATTATAAGACTCTATGACGATACTGGAGTTCACTGGATTGATTTATATGTGAATAGATCTTCGTATGGTCCGAGTCCAGACGTAAAATTACCAGCGGCTACCACTTCAGACACTATAACTGTTTATGCACATTTGGATTACGATCAAAATATGAAAATTGGTTCCCTTCTTTATTGGTGGGATCAAACTAGAGGTGCTTTAGGTTGGGAGACAGATTTTCAGGCGGGTGGCGGTGTTCGTCACACTATTGATCGTAGGCATTACGGGAATCTATGTGCATATGAGATGGCGGATGAGGCATTAGCCGTTACGGATTATTATTCTACGGATGAGCTTCATTACTCCGGAATTCTATTTTCTAGGGATGAACTGAATGGTAGTTTTGAAACTGATGCTTCTTTAGGCGTTAATCTTAATTTTCCGGTTCGTGGCGGACATGCTTATTGTCGCGGGCAAAGGTTAAATATTCCCGCTGATCCTACTTTGGTTGTGATAGATAATACTAATACATTAGTATATGCAGATTATAATGGTGTTATACAGTCAATGGATATTGGTGCGTCAACGGTATTTAATAATGATTTAGATGCTGCTATGATGTGGGTTATTGGATCTACATATAATAGGAACGCGGATATAGACAGTCCTTATATTAGTGGGGATTGGGATTTTGCGGAAAAGGGTGTGCCTCTTTACTACGTGCAAGCATCTGCCGGGGTTATAACTGGTTGGCTTGATGTTTCTCGTAATATTAATGGTCCTGTAGATGATTGGTCTGTCGCGGACAGACGGTGGCATAAAGCTACTTTGCTTGCGCCAACTAAGTTAGCGGCATTTGATAATTTATGGGCTGCATTTCTACATGCACGTGTTCACAAGACTATGGATCGTGAGCAGGTGGAACGAGTTGAAATAAAGGTTACGGGAGATAATTTTATTTATGAGGGTTATCCTATAACACAGCCGACACACGTTGATGTCGTGGGAATTTCTAAGGATTCTGATGTTATCACGTGGGATTATGCTGTAGATAGCTCTGCCGCATGGGTTTTATCAGAGGGTTGTAGAGTATCTGGTTTACGTTTTAATGCGGCTATTACCGATGTTAATAATAGCGGAAATGTTTTCTTGATGGCGAATGATACTAAAGTAGATAATTGCAAGTTTATATATTCTGCTTTATCTGCGGGTATTTCCAATGGTTATAGGATATTTAATTTTAGATTAGGTGGTGGCACTCTTTCTAATGTTTATATTTCTGATAATTATGTAGATAGTACGGGTGATATTTTTGAGAATTTTGATGCTGTTACTGATGTTAACAGTGTATATATTGTGGGAAATATTTTTGAGGGTGGTGGACAAACGAGTGCACAAAGTTTTTTAGACATCGGTAGCACTTCTGCAAATAACTATTTTTTCTGGATAAGGGATAATATTATTATCGCTAAAACAGATGCGCTTAGTTATGTTGTTGCTGTTACATTGTCTGGTGTTGATAATGTGAATATCAAAGATAATGTTGTGTTTGTAGAGTATGATTCTGGTTTTACAAATTGGGGAATACAATTATTTGCCTGTAATTATTTCAATATATCAGGCAATACTGTTATTGGTGGTATTACTTATGCTCCAGTTTTTATCAGCGGAAATAATACTTCTGGTTATGTTATTAGACAAAGTACAAATGGATCATTAGATAATAACTATTCCATTTATAATGGTACCGGCATTTATTTGGAAAGTGCTGATTATATTTCGGTAAAGAACAATAATATATTTGGTTGTTACGAACGGGGTATTCGTGCAGATATTAGTGCATCCTATGGCGGGGCTACAGTTTTATCAGGTTTCGAAGTTTGTGATAATAATATATACGATGGGTATAAGGATAATTCTGCGAGTGGTTCTTATCTTAATCTTGAAGCGATTGATATTGCTGTAACGGTTAGTGCAACTTTAGATGAGATTCGTGGTGTTATTGTTAATAATAATAATATAAGTAAATTAACTGATTTGTATAGTTTAAACGATTGTTACGGTATTCATGTAGATATTTCTGGAAGTGGGGCGGGTGATGATGCGGAGATACATGGATTATCCATAGATAATAATACTATTAGTGAGATAAGCAAAGCGGGGAATGATTTATATGGAATATATCTGAAACTATATCCTGATGATCCTGATACTTCTACACCAAGTGTTAACGGCGTACGTATTTGCAATAATAACGTTTCTTGTGCTAAAAATGTGGCTAGTAATACACACGGTATTGTTTACGATGCAAGGTCTGTTACTGGGGATTTAAATGTTGGTGAAGTAAGTATTCATGAGAATACTGTTTATATAGATGTTAATCCGGCTGCTAATACAGCGTACGGCATACAGACTGTTATAAATAGTCCAACTAATTTAGATATTAGTGGTAATACTATTGGTTCCACACATTATGGTGTTTTTGGAAGAGTGGATTACGGAGTTATTAGAAATAATAAGATTATAGCTGGGAGATTTGGTATTTATACGGCGGGTGTTGAACATGAAAGTATTTGTGAGAACGATGTAACGATTGATCCTGTAGATAATACGGCTGCTTGTTATGGTATTTGGGTTAGCGGTGATTCTTTTGATATTACAAATAATAGTGTGGTATTGAAAGGATATGCTGGTGCTAATATTTATGCCGGTAGTGTTAACATTTTTGTAAGTATAAATTGTAGTGATTTTTCTATAATAGGAAATACAACAAGACAGTTAAATACCGGAATATCCGGGGTTGGACTTATAACACACATCTTTATAGATGATGATCATTCCGGTCAATGGACTGTGGGTGATAATGAAATTTGGAATATAGCCCCTTCGGGTAATGGGGTAGGCTTATATGTTGATGTGAGCGCTGCTCCGGTAAATGTTAGAGGACATATTAGAGATAATACTGTTCATAATGATACGGGTAGCGCACAAGCTTTTAGTGTAGCTACTCCTACTGGAGCTAGTTGGATTACCGCGAATAATAACGCTTTGGTTGCGTCTTATACTGTTAATTTTGCTGTTCTTTATACTATACCTGGTATTACCAGTTATTCTACTGCTGGTGGTAATGATAACAATTTAGTAGATAGTTGGGATGCGTTTGGTTCGTGGACGCCTGTATTTTTCTAAAAAGTTAGCTTTACATATTGACAGATTATTTTTTATTGTTATTTTTTAGTTAGGAGTTATTAAAAAGTCCTGCTAAAGGAGGGGATCTATGCGTTATATAACTATTTTTTGTGTTTTTATGGTTTTTGGCTGCGGAGAAGAGGCTTCTTCTTTTATTGTGGAAGATGGGGGAGATTCTGATGCTGATGTTGATTCTGATGTAGACGGAGATTCGGATAGCGATACAGATAGTGACGTAGATTCTGATACAGACAGTGATACAGACAGTGATACAGACAGTGATACAGACAGTGATACAGACAGTGATACTGACAGTGATACAGACAGTGATACAGACAGTGATACAGACAGTGATACAGACAGTGATACAGACAGTGATACAGACAGTGGTACTGATAG